GAATTGTTTCTAATAGTTGCTAATATTGTCAAATTGAAAACACTTAAAACAAATACATATGTGCGTTATTATTATCAAGAACAACAACAACAAGATTCCTAACAAGACCTTACAAAAATCATCAGTAGTAAATCCTCATGGTTTGGGTATCGTTTGGTTAGACACTTACAAGATAGAATATACAGATAGTAAAAATTATTCTAGGCTTGACACCAACAGACCTTTCATTGCTCACTTTAGATATGCAACAGTAGGTAAGGTTGGTTTATCTAATACCCATCCTTTCAGATGTGGTAAGTCTCACGAGTATCTTATGATGAATGGTACTATTCGTACTCTAGGTAATGACAGAGAGTGCGACACAAAAGTCTTAGCTAACAAGATATCTAAGAAAGACCGTAACGAGTGGAAGAATGTATTATCTCAATACTCTTGTCGATTCGTCAGCGTTAATACAAAGCGTAAACAATATCAGATATACAACAAAGATTTATTTACTAAGGTTGATGGTGTTTGGTATTCCAAGACAAACGTATTACCAAGCGTTTACGTTGGTGTGTACGGTACTCTTAAGCGTGGGCATGGTAATCACAGGTTACTCATGTCTAGCACGTTTATTGGTAAGGGTAACACAAATGACAGGTATCCATTAACAATAAGTAGCTTACCTTATCTACACAAACAAAAAAATGTTGGTCACAATGTGGAAGTAGAAGTTTACAAGGTTGACCATCCTACGTTAGAACAGCTAGACAGATTAGAGGGGCATCCTCATTTTTACAGGCGTGAGGTTATACAAATCAAAATGAATAGCGGTAGGCTGTTGAGTGCGTGGGTTTACTTTGTGCAAAGTAGAAGTCACAAGAACGAAAAACTATACAAGCGATATGGTGGACATGAAGACACTTATAACATATCTACCGTATCAGACCATCGTAAATGGTGTGAATATTTACAAGACGATATCTATTGTCCTAATTGTGATGGTGTTCTTACCTACAATAACAATGGAGTTTATCATTGTGATGGTTGTATGGATACTATTGCAGACACTTACTATGAAGAAGATATTAGGGGCTTTAACAATCCCCTATTTTAATTTTAATTAAAACACTAAAACTATGACAATTAGAAAACTTATTCAAGAACTTAAAAAAATTAAGGATAAAGATTCACAAATAAGAATTGCATTACCTTATTATATTGACAAACAAATTGATTATGAAAATTTGTGGTTAACAAATAAAATAGACATCCATGAGAAAGGTACAGATGGTTACGAAGAACATGGAGAGATAGATATTTATACAACAACTTAAACACTAAAACTATGCAGAAAACAATTACGTTTCCGAGTGAACAAAAATGTAGCACAAAGAAACAATTTAGTAAATACCTAAACTTTTATAAAGATGAAAGTTTTGATGTAACGGACACACCGAGATTACCTTACAAAAAAGAAAAATCGGTTTCGATTAGTGGAGACGTACAAGCCTTTATTAATCTATTACAAATGGATGATGTTCAAAAAGCTAAAATAGTAAAGGAGGTAAGTAATGGATAACTACAAAAAACTTTTTGAATATAATAAAAATCTTCTTGACATAATAGAGATGCAAAATCCTAGAGCAGTACAAGAGGCTCTTGATTATCATGCTGAAGAAAAAAAAGAAAATGTTCAAGACGAATTATTAAAGGAATGGGACGGCTCTTTAGTAAAAACTAAGGATGGCATGATATGTAAAGTTACTTACATAGATGTATTAGATGGTGCTTATGATTATAATTCCGATACTGTAGATGATGAATCTGTAGAATGTGAATGTGAAGAGGATGACAATGTAACATTTTCACTAAAGTATGCTAAAGAAAATTTAGTAAGAAAGGGGGAAAGTGATGAGTGATAAATTTAACACAGTACCTAATTCTGATTTCATGGAAGTAGTAGATGAAATAACCTCACAGTTAGTATATGAGAGTTTTGGAGAAGATGCTTATGATGTTCCTCAAGATGACGATGATATCAATAAGTTAACAGAAGACGCACAAGATTTTTATAATACTAGATATGATGAGATTGAATCTTTACTTATAAGGTTTTTAAAACTTAAAATAACAGACAAATGAAAAAGTTACACGAATTAAATTATGATGAGTTAAAAGAGTTGTTAGATGCTAAAAAACAACAACAACTAGCAATAGGGTTTGGAACTAAAGATATTTGGTATATGCAAATGATAGAGGAAGAACTAAATAAAAGAGAGGGGGTTGATTATGAGTAAGGACATTACAGAATACCTAGATGATTATTGCTATGAAGTTTATGGACACAAAGATTGGTTTTTTATAGATACAGAGCCTAAGTGGGTTATTGATAAACTTATAAAAAGTGGTACAATAGAATTACATAATCATAATATAGCAATATACATTAAAGATAGAAAGGGGGTTAGATATGGTAATAACTGATAAAGAGTGGAAAGCTAAAAAGTTTTTAGAAAAAAAAGGGTGGCAAACTTTTAATCTTTGGCACGTTGAGGATGTACTTGAAAGGTTTAATTGTTCTAAAGATACAGCTATGGAAATACTAATAGAATCTATGGAAAGCGAATCAACTATGGAAGTTATACATGATAATATTTCTATAATAGCAGGAGAAGTTCATAGGCTTAAAGAAAAAACACATGAGTAAAATTAAAATAAAAAAGTTAAAAGAAACTTACAAAGACTACGTTCTATTAGATGAAGTTGTAGAGTTTTCTATTGAAGAAGATGACAACAAATACTTGTGGGAGGGATATTGTGATGAAATAGATGTAGATTGTAAAGAAGCTGATGAAATAGTGTTGTTGGTTGTGGGCTTTAAAAGTAATAAGTTGAAACTAAACGATTAATTATGAAATACACACAAATAAATGATGTAGATAAGTATGGTTCTAATATCCTTAGACAATTTAAAATTAATTACAGAACTAGGATGTCACAACATGAGTATCATCCCGTTCTTTGTAAACATTCTATTAAGGTAATGAAAAAAGAACTTAAAGATTGTTTGGACTTTTTAGAGGTAGAAAAAAAATCAAAATTGTTTGTTGAATAGCAAACATTGTTTTATGTGTTTCGGGGGGACTTTTGTCCCCCCTTTTTTTTAATGACCATACGACAGTATTACAAACAATTATATCTAATTGTTTGTTATTGTAATTATTTATAAGTAAATTGTTAATCTATTTGAATTATTATTAATTTATATTAAACAAGCAATTTTGAGAGTGAAGTTTTCTTTGCTCTCATTTTTGTTTACATATGAAAAACACACTTAGCAACCTTTCGTTAAAAAACAAATACACTTTAAGTGATGCTATACAAAACTTTGTTACACAGAAATATCACGTAACAAAAGGAACACAAAGAGCAGACATTACAATAAAGTCTTATAAAACAATATCTAACATACTTTTAAAAACAATTCAAAAACATAAAGTAGATTATGATTTGTTACAATTAAATCTAAATAAATATTTAGACGACCCAATCAAATCAAATGAAATCAAAAACAAATACAAAAAAATATCTGAGGTAATAAAAAGCGAATCACAACACTTATCACACAACACTTTACAAAAAAGATTAAACATCTTAAAATATAGTTTGTACTCAGCTGAAAAAGATATGACAATAAAAACTTATGTAGTGCCGTTTGATATGAAATCCAAATCAACAAAGCGTCAAGTGATGAGTGCGTCAGCTTTCAAGACTACAATTAAAAATGCGTTTTTAGTATTGCGTCAGCAGGAAGGTGAAAAAATAAGAAGGAAGCAATGTCCTGCTTCAGGAAAATTTATCAAATCACCTGAACAAATAAGTCAGGCAGGAGATGTAAAAATGATGAAGCGAGGAGCGTTTGCTTTTCTTTTAGTGGCATTTACGAGTGCAAGAATTAAAGATGTTATGTCTTGGAGGTTTACTAAAAACATTAGTATTAACAAACATCATTATATTCTTTCTTACAAACCCAACAAAACAAAACATACTGTTATTGATATACCCTTGCCACTACAACTAAACGGATACATAAATCATTTGATACGTAACAATGACCATCCGATGAAAGATTATTTTTTAGATAATCTATCTTATACACATTTGTTAAAGTGCTTTAGGTGTTTTATTAAATCAATCCCCGAACTAAATCAAAATGTTTCTGTACATAAAGACCTATCAAATGGGGAAGTGATTACTAAACAAAAAAAACTATATGAAATACTTACCTTTCATAATATACGTGCTACATTTATTACGCAAATGGTTGAGAAAGGCATAGACCTAGAAACTATTATGAACTTTAGTGGACACACTAACATACAAACACTTTCACAGAAGTATACAAACATAAGCGATGAACACAAAGGCAAAATGTATCAAAAATTTATGTCTGAAATCTTATAGCTTATTTTAAATAATTAATTTCTAATGCAATAAATTTGTTTTTATTATAATAAATGTTTTTATTTGAGCATGGATAAAGAAGTGATGGATTTTTTAAATAAAACAATACATAACGCCTTTATTCAACACAGTAAAAAAACAAACCACAAAAGAGAAAACCTTGAATCTTTATTACTGCTGAAACAACTTTTATCTTGTATCAGCAACTACAAAGATTTTTGTAACATAACAATAATGCAAAACAATATTAATGTCTCTTTTATTGATAAAGAACATCAAGTTATTAACACAACGTTCAATATTAATAAAGAAGATATTAGTAAAAATGCAGATAAATCAAACAATTAGAATTCATAATTGGAATATCAATCTTGAGTTTGATATTGTAACTGATAAAAATGTTATGTGTAAGTTTTCAGATATTAAAAAATATATATCTGATAAACGACCAGACTTGATAAAGAAATACTTAATCAAGTCAAAACTAAAGAAGAATGTAGATATAGAAAGAATTATAGCTTGGGATTCTTTAGTGACAGAATTAATTGAATGCAACTTATTAAAACATATTATAAATGAAATTCGAGACAGTAAATATTAAAGGAACGCCATACGTGATGGCAAAAGAAAGAATTAAGTATTTCAGAACCACTCCTATTTTTAAAGGTTGGTCTTTGAAAACAGAAATGATTTATCATACAGATGAAAAGGTGATATTTAAAACAGAGGCTTACGACACAAAAGGAACATTAAGAGCAACGGGTCATGCCTTTGAATTAAAAGGCTCATCTTTTATAAACAAGACGAGCTATATAGAAAATTGTGAGACATCTTCAGTATCAAGATGTTTAGCTTTATTAAACATAGGCATTGATGAAAGCGTTGCATCTTACGAAGAAGTAGCGAATGCAAAACTAAATCAGAATGGTCAAGCGAAACAAACGAACCCACTCCAAACAATCTCTCAAAACACTGTATCTTGAAATTTGGAATGAAAGACAACATAATTGTACGGTTTGTAAAAAGTATCTTTGGAATGAGCCAAAAGCACAGTTCTTCGCACACATACTATCCAAAGGAGCGTATCCAAGCTACAAATTCAAGAAAGAAAACATCACTATTCTTTGTTACGATTGCCATTATCGTTTTGACTTTGGGAGCAGTAAGGATGACAAAAGATTTAAATGGTTACACAAAGAAAAAGAGAGGCTCAAAAGAAAATATTACGAATGAAGAAGTACGAGATTGACAATTATACACTTTACCCTTACTCACATTTGTCTTATGAGGAATGGTTAGAGATAAGGAGTAGTTTTGGTTTAGCGTTAGGGGGTAGTGATATTAGCGTAGTAATGGGGGTTAATAAATATTCTACCCTAGCTGAACTCTTTGACCAAAAACTTGGACTATCCAATCCCCCAAACTTACAGGGAAACAAATCTGTTTTTTGGGGCAACGCATTAGAAGATGTTGTTCTTGAAAAATCACAATACCTTGATATAGACCATAAAGATTCTTATTTAGATAATTCAGCACACGAAAGAAAGATGCGAAATCATGTCCCTTTTAATTATACTATACAAAATGACAACTTACATTGGTTATTTGCAAACGTAGACGGTTTATGGGTTGATGACAATGAAAAAACAATAGAGTCTAATTTAAAAAAAGGTAAACTACCTAACCCTAAAGCAATTATAGAAATCAAAACCATGAATAGAAATGTGTTTGATATGTGGGAAAACGGTATGCCAATAGGATACCTGTATCAGGTTCTTAGTTACCTGACACAGTATACCTTTATGAATGAAGAGATAGAAGGATACATTTTTTCTTTGGTAGCAGGTATAGAATTACATGGTTACAGAATTAGATATGACGATGAAGTCATAAATGAAATGTTAGAGCGTTCAAGAGAGTTTTATGAGCTGTTACTTATGGGTCAAGACATAATACAAAACTCTTCAAATCCAGAACAAATGGAGCTTGGGTTACACGACATTAGACCAGAAGCTGATGGCTCACTAAGATATCAAGAATATATGAACAAAAAATATTTAGAGAGATTAGACATCTCCAATATAGCAGAGGGAGACGATGCTATACAAGAAATTGCTGAAAAGTATGCAGAGCAAAATGCTTTCATAAAAGAAGCAAATAAACACAAACGACTATATGGGAATCAAATTAGAGAAACTCTAGCTAAGATGAACGTAGGTCAAATTAATCTTCCGAAAGGGGGATATGTTAAATACAATAACAAATTAATTATAAAAGTTAAATAACATGGAAAAATTAATTTACAAACATGATGAACTTTGTGAATCTTTAGGACTTTCTAAATACCAACTTGGTCAATATAGAAAAGACGGTAAGATTCAAGCCATTGAAAATAGACGACCACTTATGTTTAAAAAAGATGAAGTTGAACGCTTTATAAGAGAAGAATTGTCGTGAAAATTTTAGATGAACTATACGAAGATAAAAATAAATTTACTCCTAGCTTAAATCTAAGAGATTTTGGTAAGGAGGAAGTAGAGACGTGGAATTCTATTGTCAATGCAATACGATTTAATTTTGTATTGAAACCAACAGTAGATGATAAGTTTTTAGCAAAAAAATCAATAGAAGGAATTAAAACCCTTCCTCATTTGGTGATTATGTTTTTGTGTAAAACTCATGATGTTTCAGATAGATTGATGATTATTAACATGAATCTTACTGAAAAAAAATACAACGAATTTGAAAAAAGATTACAGTCTGGTATTCATAAAAATGAACCAAACCTATTAAGAAAAATACGATTATGTCAAAGATATCTGATAGAAGCAAAAAGAAAACGCAGATAAAGAGCCACGAAAGAGGAGCAAGAGTAAAATTTGTAGATGATATTGTGGTAATTAAGAATAGAAAAACTGTAAAGTTTGTTGTAGATATATTTGAGAAGGATTTCAACTATATACCATATATGTTAGAAATGTATTGTTACGAAAGTGAAGTCATAAATGACGCTGTTACTATGAAAAAGAATGACTACATAATTGTGAGGTACAAAACTAAATCAAAAAAAAATAAAAAGACGGGACTGTTTTACACAACAAATACTTGTGTCAAAATTACACCCGCAACAGAAGAAATAATTTTAAATTTTAATAAACACTTATGAATTATAATAACAACTCAGGAAATCAAACTCAAGGAGTAGATTTCAAGAATATGATTAACCATTACGTAGGAAATGGACAACAGAAAAACCCTAACTATGATATCGTAGGATTTAGACTTTATCTAGATAATGTCAATCAAGACGTTAGGCAAGATGAAAAAGGTAGAAACTACGTTGATTTAAATGTGGGTAGAAAAAAAGCAGTAGACCAATTTGGATGGACACACAGTGTGTGGGTCAAAAGAATGGGTCAAGCTCAACAGCAACAACCAATACAACAACAACAACCAACGCAATCACAAGGAGGCACTCAGCAATACAATAATGAGAACGTTCCGTTTTGATGCAATACTTACAGTATTATATATATTCTATACTTATAAAGTATAGAATATATAATACTTAAAGTATAAAGTAATACTTATAGTATAATTAAAAAATAAATAAAAAAATTAAATATGCAACTAAATTGGGAAGAGATTTCAAAACAGTTACCAACCACTCCAAAACAACAAGTCAAACTAAGGTGTCCCGTATGCGATGGTATACGTAGTGACAAAAAAGATAGGTCTCTTTCTGTTAATGTTAAAGATAAAGTATGGAATTGTTTTTACTGTGGGGAAAACGGATACGATACTAACGATGTAAAAAAAAAAGATATTCCAACATTTGTTATGATTAAATCTCACGCAGACAACTTATCAAAAGAAACATTGAAATGGTTTAAGGACAGAGGCATTTCTTCTGATACAATAAACCAGTTTAAGATACAAGAAAAAAATAATGAAATACATTTCAATTATTACGAAGATGATATTTTAGTTAATATCAAATACAGAAGCACTAAAGAAAAAAAGTTTAGACTTTATCCTAACGCAAAACTTATAGCTTACAATATAGATTCTGTTAATGAAGACACAGAAACATTAGTGATTACAGAAGGAGAGATTGATGCACTTACCGTTTATGAAGCAGACAGTTCTCTTGCAGTCATCTCTGTGCCTAATGGTGCTAACGGTCTTGATTGGGTTGATGCATCTTATGATAAAATTAAGAATGTAGATAGATATATTCTTGCTTTAGATGGAGACTCTAAAGGTCAAGAGTATCAAAAAGAACTATCAAGAAGACTTGGTAGACATAAATGCTCTTATTTAAGCTATCCTAAAGGCACGAAAGATATAAATGAGGTAATGGTATCACACGGTATAGATAGTGTCTTAGAATGCATCTCCAATCCCGTAGACTATCCTATCGTTGGTATCTATGAGAAGTCAGACTGGAAAAATAATCTCTGGGATATTTTTGTTAACGGGTATGACAAGGGAGATACTGTGGGTCTTGGACACTTTGATAACCTTTTATCTTTTTCTACAGGACAGATGACAGTTATATCAGGAGTACCTAGTTCAGGAAAATCAGAATTTTTAGACCAGATTGTTTTAAATCTGGCAATGAAAAAAGATGTAAATAAAAAGGAATGGAAGTTTGGTGTGATATCTTTTGAGAATCCTGTTCACCTACACATATCAAAACTTGTCAAGAAATACCTTCACAAACCTTTTGATAAGCAGTACATACACGAAGAGGAAATAGTTGACGCAGTAAACTTCATTGATTCTAAGTTTAAATTTTTCAATGTATCAGAAGCAGACATGACAATAGAAGGTATTCTAGATACCTCGAAGGAATTAGTAGCAAGATATGGTATCACATCACTTGTGATAGACCCATACAACTACATAGAAAGTAAAATGGAAAAAGGACAAAGCGAAACTAATTACATATCTGATGTTCTTACGCAAGTATTAAACTTTGCTAAAGAATATTCAGTTCATGTATTCTTTGTTGCTCATCCAACTAAAATACAAAAAGACGAAACAACAGGTAACTTCAAACTACCTTCTTTATATAGCATTAGCGGTTCTGCTAATTGGTATAATAAAACCGATAACGGTATAATAGTTTGGAGAAACTTTCAGACAGACGAAATTGAAGTTCATGTGCAAAAGGTAAGGTTTGCTTGGAATGGAAAGGTAGGATTAGCTAGGTTTAAATATAACAAAGAGACTGGCGAGTTTAAGGCTGACTACTTAAATCCATGCTAGAGTATATAGTTTTAGAATGGGAAGGACATATATCATTGAATCAATGGTATTCCTCAAAACATTGGAGCTATAGAAAAAAGCAGAAAGACCATTGGCATGAGATTTTCAAAACCAAACTACAAGATTACGATAAAACCCTTTTTGACAGATACAAATTTAAATTGTATTATAACTCAAGATTAGACCCATCTAATACAATAACGATGGTCAAACTATTAGAGGATACAATGAAAAAAGAGGGTTGGATTATTGATGACTCTCCTAAATATTGTGCCGAAATAAGATTGAAGTTCGACTCAGAGCTACCAAAAAAATCTTATAGAGCAGTAATTGAAAAATTATAATGTAGTTGGAAAGCAGGCTGAATACTTTGTAGTATCTAGTATGATTGGAGAAGGGTTTGAGGTCTTTAACTCAATGACCAATAACTCAAGGGTTGATTATGTTGCTTTAGACACAGAGACCAACAAACTTTATAAAATTCAAGTAAAGACAACTATTGAAATGAAAGATGGTTGCTTGCAATATACGATTAAAAAAAGCTCTAAGAACTATTCATACATATATAAAAAAGGAGACTTTGATATTTATGCTTTTGTTTACCTACCCACTAATGAAATAATGTATAAGTGGTTTGATGATGTGTACTGTACAAACTCAATACACTTCAGGGTAACTCTACCTAAAAACAATCAGGTAAGAAACATAAACTTATGGTGTCCTAATACATTAAAGAGTTTGACTAATGAAGTTTAATAGTGACTTTAAATATGATTTAATATTAGGGAATCAAGGAGAAAACATTATATCAGAACTTTTAAAAGATTCTACCATAGAAGTTAAGATGGATTTTTTAGCTCACAGAACTAATAATTTATTTATAGAATATCTAAGCAGGGAAAAACCAAGTGGTATATCAACCACGCAAGCAGAGTTTTGGTTTTATATAATACTTAAAAAAAATACACCTAGAGACCCAAAAAAAATTACAATTAAAAACGTTCAGGACATAAGATTTTTTAAAGTAAATAAATTAAAAAAAATATGTAGAGAATGGTTAAGTTATAACAAACCTATAAAAGGAGGAGATAACAACACATCGCTTGGCTGTTGCATACCATTAAGTTTATTATGAGTTTTTTTTCACAAAAAATGTTAAAGAAAGATTTCAATGAAATCATGTCTCACGAAAACACAATCGCTTATGTTTATTTTAAAAAAAACACTTTAGAGCTTATAAATAAAACATCTGGAATTAATCACATCTGGGTAGACGGAAGTGAGAAAATTATTATGTCTCATGAGACATCACTTAAATTTCAAAAATTTTACGAAGAGTATAGAAAAAAGAAACCAATACAGTCCTATTATACAAAAAAGTAATATATTTGCAACTGAAACTTTGTACATAAACCTGTTCATTGTTTTAGTGTTTGGACAGTCTCTGCGGAGACTGTTTTTTTTAGTATTCTCCTTCTGATTCTGACTTGCACATCATATAAACCATGCTAATGCATCCTAATGCTTGCTCCATTTTTTCTGCCATGAATGGTGAAACTTCTTTTTTGTTCTCCATGTATGGTGCAAGCATTTCCATCTTCTTAGATAGTTGATTGAAGTCATCAATAAATGCCTTAGCACTTGGTTGAGTCTTTTCCATTAACTCAACAAAGGCTTTCTTTTGATATTCTTTCATCATTTCTTTTTCTTTTTTTTATAAGTTTTTTTAGCTTTTTTTTTGCTACTACTTTTTTTTCCGTATGATTTTTTTCCGTACATAACTATAATTTAACTACCACAACTTAAACATTCTTCATCATCTATAGAGCACGATTCAGTGTTCTCTACAAATGGGGTTCTGTTGTCTATATCTAATATAATACAATCACACGATTCTTTATTGTCTTCGCAGGTGCATGGTATGTTTTTCATCTTCCTTGTCCTTTATATTTTTTTACATAGTTTCTAGAGAGCTTGTGATTACTCGTATTGTTTTTTGAGTGAACACCCTTTCTTTTTATCTTCTTCTTTTTCTTATACTCAAATAGTATCCTTCTCACTTTACCTCTATAGAATCAATAATCTTTTCGATTTTTTTAAAAACTTTCATCTCTAATAATAACCTATCTGGTACGTTTGAATCATCTAAAGTTTGGACTACCGATAATAACTCAGAAATAAGATTTGTCTTATCTTCTATACTTAAATCTTCTTTTTCTTGTATTTCTTTTGTAATCATTTTTTAACCTTTTCAAATGTGCTTATACCAAAACAACCCAGAGTAACCCAGACAAAAGAATTATATACTACTTCATTAATAATTAAATCTTTATCAGCTATCAGGCTTGTCATTAAATCAGCTACAGCAAATAATACCATAACTATAAATGAAATAAATCCTACTACATTTTTTTCATTAATATCATTCTCGTCTTTAAATAATGCCCACATAATTATTATTTATTAATTATTCTTTTTCCTTTTTCGTATGAGCGACCCCCAAAAAATGCTCCTACGGTTGTTATTAGAGTTAATTGTAATAAATCCACCCATTTTTCTTCTACTTTAAATTTTATAGAGCCACTGTCTATAAATACAAGAAGAACTGTACTTACTATTAAAAATATTAACACTAAAGGTCTTACACTTCTTGTCAACCAGTTTCCATGTTCTAAATCTGCTTTCCAACGTTCTGTAACGTTCTTTTGCATTTCAGCTTCTGCATTTATAAAGATAGTTTCCATCTCCTTTTGAAACTTTCTTTTCTCATCACCAGTTGTGATAAATTTATCTGCAACACCAGCAAGTTTTTCAACAACACCACCAGCAGCGTTGCCAAATATTTTACCTAAAATCTTACTCACTTTTTATTATTTTTCTTTCTAAGAAGCATAAAATCCATTTTATCAATTCTACCATTCTTATTCAAGTCTATTTTCCTCTGATTTGCTGTAAGTTTTCTTTTTACTTTTTTCATAATTTTATCTTCCTGCTTTTCGCATAGCTATTTTATGTGAATTACCAAACGTTGCACCTTTTTTCATAGCGTTTACCATAACTCTTATATGCTTTACAGTATGATGCTTTGCGTGTCTTTTCAAAGCACCTTGCTGTCTTTTATTAAGTGCGTCTATATTAATACCTTTAACCTTAGCCATAAACTTTATACCTTGTTTTGCCATTGTCTTTATAAGCCTGCAAAACTCTGTTTCTATTTTTTTCTTCTGAGTAACTAACATGAACCCAAGCTGGATTCATTGCATCACCAAACTCATAGATAAGTTGGTCAAACTCTAAGTTCATCATTATATAATCAAATATATCTCTGTTACTTACCTTACTGTTTCTGTTGTCTTGGTCTATATCTAAGGCTTGTCCGTGACAATGCTGAGATGTTTTACTTCCTCCTATTGCTTTGTTAAGAGATTCACTTCTATATCCACTAGATATATATATAGGTACTCCGAAGTGTTCTCTTATTGGTTGGAATATCTTCTCTGCTATTAACTTAAGGTTTTTTGTGTGTTCTTCTGTAGGACTATTATCAATCCCCAGCCTAGAGGCTGTGTTAGATTTTATACACTCTTCTAATTTTAAATTTTCTGATAAACGCATATGTAAAATTACTTAGAGGTAGTGCGTTTTATCTCTCGGAGAGGGTAAGAGTATTATTGTTCAAGTGGTTCTAATATACTTGTAGCTTCGTAAGACCTTACTTCTTCTATTTCATCTTTAAATTCATCAAATAAAACAATATTTCTTTTTGCTATGTCAACTACATTAGGAACACCCATTAGTTTAAAATCTTCTAAGATTTCAAATTTTTCTTTTTTATCAAGCTTTCCAAAATATTTAAAAAATATAGCACTTCTTGCAAATGCGTTGTCTTCATATTTAATTCTTAATCCTATTTCTATGTTGTCAGGATTTTTAATTTTTGTTGACTTGTAGTTATATTTATAAAACTCAAGAGCCTGTTTCTTTTGTTTTTCAGTAAAATTCTGACCATCTATTACTTGTCTAAATTTTTTCTCTGAATCATCTATATCAGGATTTTTTTGAATTAGTATTTTTAATTTTTGCCTAAAATCACCATCTCTATAATTAGCTTTTTCTATTAATTCATTTAAACTCTCATCACCAAAGTCTATAATCGGAACTGTTGATATTACTTTTTGTGTTCCAAACAATGACTCAAAAGGATTTAAAACATTTTTGTCAGCGTATTTAGATTTATAAGCAAATGATACATCTGAACCATCTACATCTCTTATCATATTATTAATGTGCTCTCCCATAATATATGCAGAACCTATTAAAAAATGATTTCTGTCTGAGGTTAAAACACTTTCAGTAAAATGTTTCATTTTAGGAGCAGAATCTACACCTGTGGATTTTATAATTTCAGCTGGAGCAGATTCTGACTTTTCAAGAACTTCTGCAAAAGTTTTATAAAAAGAGGGTATGTCTTTTCTGTCTATACCCCTTCTGCTAGGTGATACATTTGCGTCAGATTGTGTTTCTATTGGTCTATCTCTAAAAACATCATAATTAGTATTTACTTCAACAAGTCCTCTTGCCACTGGCGGTAGTGGAATACCTTGTACTGGGCTAAATCCTTTTAAAATATCACCACTAAAATTTAAAAATTGACGATACCTAGAAGTTGTAGTTGCGCTTATGTCAAAGGTAGATGGCTCAGATTTCCCTCCATTTGAGTTATATACTAAACTTTCAGCTGCGGCTATAGATGGTTGAGTTATAAAATTTGCTACCTGTGGAGCAAGTCTTATCTTCACATATTTTCTAACTTTATGTTCTACACCGTTTTTTTCTATTGTTTCATATGCTGAATCACCCATAAACTTAGGGTATAATACTACGTAATTATTGTTTTTTATATAATCAGGTACTTTGTTCCAGTCTTCTTTATCTTCCTCATCGTAATTTAAAAATGAATAAACATAAGCGCCAGCTAAACCTAAATTTCCATAAAACAATTTTTTACTAAAATTTAAGGGATTATTTCTTATATAAGCTCCTGCGGTTCTGGCAGCTTGAAAAGCAACATTTGTATATGGATTTACTTGGTCAATCATTTTAATAAATGCATTACCCATGTTAAAATCTAATGCTTGTCTTGTTTTTTCTACAGCTCTAATATCAACCTCTTCTTGCGAAAGTTCTGGATTATTTTTTTTAATATTTTTTCTTGCTTGCTCAAATCCCGCTAACCTTACAGATAGTTCTGACACTTCTCCCGTAAAAGCTAATCCTCTTTTCAAGTAATTAAATAACGATTCTTTCTTTGTTGTTAGTCGTTGGTCTGTGTCTAGAGCATCTAATCCAGTTTGACCAGCAAGCATACTCATTAATCCTCCATTTTTCATATATGACTCTAAAAGCTCATTAAATTTTTTGCTTTTAAATTTTTGAAATTTTTTATTTTCTGTTCTTTCTAGCACAATATCTTTTGCCATAGCGGAACTTCTTCCCAATAGTCTCAAACCAGCAAAATAAATATTAACATCATCATGTATGTCTGTAAAAAAGACTTGATTACTTATATCCATAGGTACATTTACAGCTGCAAATTGAGGATTATATCCAGTAGCAAAAGCTCTTAAAATATTTGCACCCATAACAATACCTAAATTTTTAGTTATAGGATGATTTATTTCAATTTTATCCATAAATTCTGTAGCTAAATTCTCTTGAATAGCATATTTAACTACTTTACCATCTTGTTTAAAAGACATTTCGGTAAATCCATTTGGTGCAGGTTCATATTCAGTTACAAACCTTTCTCCCTTTTTTTTAGGTTTTTTCTTTAATTGTTTAAACCAACTAAACTCTTGTCCTGTATCTGTAATTTTGTTTGTGGTTTCTTGATATAATGACTTTGTCATTTTATTTGCGTGCATTCTTTTTATGTGTGTAGATTGTGCTAGCGCTAATAAGGTTTCAAAATCGGTATTTAAAGGAGTGTCAGCACCCATCCTGATATTATTTAATTCATTCTTATCAAAATTAAAAGATGAGTTTAAAAATTTAACATCATCACCATCTAAGAGTTTTTCTAAAAATCTTCTAGGAGAATAAAAATCGTCTTTTAACTCTTTATAAGTATCTTCAGTTATAAGACCAGCATCATATTTTTCTTCTAGCATTTTATTAAAAACTCCACTATAATTATCGGCTCTTGCGTCTAAATCTTTGTAGTTTTTTCTACCTAATTTTTTTCTTATTTCTTTTAGTTTTTTTGAAGCGCTTTCTAAATTATAACCATCAGGGTGTTTAATTCTTTCTAAATTTTTTGAATCTCTTTTAGAATCTAATTGTATAATTCTTTTAAGTATTATCAAATCATTTAATGCTTCTGTACCTTCTTTTTTTATTTTTTTCGGTATTGAACCAAATATTTTTTTGTTTTGTTTATATGCTACTTCGCCTCCATATGCCATCATACCAGCCATATTTGTCATATAAGCTCTTGTGTTTATAAAGTTTTCATTTGTTAATATTCTTCTTATATTAGACTGTCTGTCAAAAATAGCCTCTCCAGTTTCAATAATTTTTTTTGTTTTTTCTTTTAATGTTTCTTTAAATGTTTTTGGTTTTCCTTCTTTGTCTTCTGGTTTTGTAAATGCAGACTCATAACCAGCAAATGCTGATTCTATTGGTGTGTCTGTTTCAGATAATTCGCTTTTCTTTTTGTTTAATATTTCTTCTGCTCTTTTGTCATTTAAGACATTGTACTTTTTTAATTCTGATAAGGATGTTACACTCTTGAGTTTTTTTATAAAATCTGCTCTTGGAATATCTTGCCCATTTATTGTGAACATTTTATCTAAATTCTTTTTAGATAATTTGTTTAGAGTATAATTCAATCCCCCGCCTACACTACCTGTCAATACCACTACACCACCGCCACCTACACCTTCATCAACTGCTGACTTAAAAACTTCACTAAAATCTATAGTCTTATCTTCTGTTGTAATTCTATCTATAGCAAATTGTCCTATTACATTTTGTCCCCCGCCAGTAATAAACTCTGTAGCAAACCCTTTAAATCCGTTTTGTAAAGTGTTAAATACAAAACCTTTGTTTCCTATATTTTTTCCTGTTTTCTTTATTGTGTCTTTGGCTATGTTTTTTATTACTTTACTTGTTAAGTTTACAACTTTACCAGCTCCTAATAAATCTAAAGAAGCCATCATAGCAGACGCTCCTAATATAGTTTCTGTATCATCCTCTCCGCTACCTATAAGAGATAACATTTCTTCTTGTGTATAATCGTCTCCAAATTTTTCTATAGCCTTTTCATTTAATGCATCCATATACAAACCACCACCTTCTAATATAGCAGAACCTATCATAGGTTGAACTACTGCATATGCCATATTAGGTAAACTTTGACCTAATATTTTTTTAAACTGCATAAATGATACGTCATCAACAAAATGTGTTGATTCATCTAAATTCCCTAAAAACTTACTTATACCTGTAGCTTCTGACATATTTATAACAGCTTCTTTTTTCAAGGCAGGTATTGCTTTGTTTATTTCAGCCAACCTTTCACCTACAGTAATTTCTTCTCCCATACTGAATTGAGAAAAATCGTTTTTTCTTCTTCTCCTTAAAACATCGTTAGCGTCTTTTTTTAATAAATTTCTTTTTTCTCTGTTTAATTTTTTTATTTGTTTTGAGTTTGATAGTGCTCTATACGATTTTTGTGACATAGGCATACTATATTTAAAAGCATCATACATAGCAGGAAAAAATCCCTCTCCCTGAAATAAGTTACCTGATAATCCAAATTTTGAAAAATCTTTTTGTACGTCAGTAAACCTTGTTAATTTAGCTTGTGTTTCATCGTAATTTTTTACAGCATCTGTAAAAAGCCTTATACCTTCTTGATTATATTTACTTAATATCTGATTGTATCTTGTGTTATCTGCTAGGTTTTTCTTAGCAATAAAACTAAAATCATTATTTATTTCTTCTGAAACACGAAATAAATCATCTTCACTTTCTACATTTATGTTGCTTAACGACTCATATTGATTTACAAAAACATCAGCTACAGACTTTGTGTTTTCTATGCTTAGATTATAAAGGTCTATAATCTCAGGGTCATTTTGTATCCTTTTACTTATGTTGGATTTTATTTCATTAAATGTTTTATCTAAAAAAATATCTCTCGGACTTTTCTTAACTTTTTCTTCAACTTCTTCGATAAGCTCCGTAGAACCTTCCAAAGAGGGTGATTCCGATGTAAGGTCTTTTTTTTTTAAGTCAACCTGACTTTTATACTGTGGATATTTTTTTATTATTAATTCAATTAAAGCATCATCTCCAATATCATTGTATTGTGGATATTTAGTACGGATGTTTTTTAAAAAATTATCTCTATTCATTTTTTTATTATAAAATACCTAATGGGTCATCATTTTTTATTTCTTCATCAGTAAACAAGCTGTTATCTAGAAAGTAATCTAAACCTGCTCTTGCTATGCCCTGTTGCTCTTTTTCTAAATCTAAAGCAGAAGTTTTTAAATCTTTGTGAATAGTTTCGTTAAAAGGTAAAACTTTCAGCTCATCTAATCCACCTAATTTATTTAAAATTTCTACTTTTGTTTCTCTTTCTTCTGGACTTAAATCCTCATCATCTTGTGACAAAATATCTTCAAGGTCTGATTGTAAAATTAATTCTTTAAATTCACCAATATTCTCTGCGCCTGTATATGCATATACTAATTTTTCTCCTTTATTGTTTTCTCTTAGCCCTAATACTCTATAATCTTTCAGAACCTCTTCACCCTCTAAAGGTTCAACTGGTCTATATACAAGAGGTTTTGAGAAGTTGTATCCTTTTAAAGTAGGTATGTTACTGTTAAGTTCATCAAACTTATATGTGTTAATGTCTCTTAATGCGTTAAAAACTACATTATCATCGCCATTTTTACCATCTCCAGTAACTGGCGATATATCTTCTTTAACAATGCTTTTAGGTTTGAAAAAATCTTGCACTAATAATTTTACATCTGCACGATTTTCTTCTTTAAACTTTAATGGGTTTGTTTTTATTAAAATATCTGTGTATTCATCAATTTTATCATTATCAAATGTAAAATTACCTTTACCATCTACTCTTACTACGTCTAAATTATAATCTAATCTTTGTTCTGTTTTTACATTTTGCTTATTTATAATTTCTTTTTTAGAAAAAGTTTTAGAAGATGTTTCGTCATTTTTGGTTAGTTCTGCTAAAGAATTATTCACTAACAATTCTGGATTTTTAGCACCGAAAATAACTTCCAGAAACATATCTTCTGGAGCTCTGTTGCTTAGTAGTGTGTTTTTGTCATTAGCTAAATCAATAATCTCTTGATTTGTTTTGGTTTTATCTAATATAGTATCATCATTTCCTACAGCTTTCAAAGCATCTTGCATTGCTTTATATGTAGGCTCGCTTCTGTTTATTATTTTAGAAAACTCATTAACTTTACCTTGAACAAAATTTCTTATCTGTGGGTCATATATATCAAATCCCCTTACTTTACCTTTCTTGTTTTTTTTTGCAAACAAATTAAAAACATCATCTTTAAGTTTCGCTATTTCATCAGCAGCGTACTCTTGATGAATCAAAGCAGATTCTTCCATCAAATTATCAATATTGTTAAGAGTGCTTTGAACTACCTCTCTTTCATATCTTTTTTTTGCTCTTATTTTTCTGCCTATGTTTGCTATATCTGTAGCTCCCCTTCTTCCTATTATATCTATTTCTCTGCTTACAGAACCTGCTTGCGGTTGAAATGTTAAATTGTATCTTCTTCTTGCCATAATTTATCCACTTAGAGCTCCTGATAAAGCACTTCCTATATTAGAAATAGTTGAAGCTCTTGATTTTGCTAAATCTAATTCTCCTTGATTTACTGCTTGTCTGTATTGTAATTCTGTATTAAGACCTCCAAGTCTTAAATCTACATTTTGTTGTGCTCCCGCTAAACCAAATTGCGCTAAACTTCTAGCTCTTCCCATTCCTGTTTCAAATCCTAACAGTTGATTTCTTACATCGGCAGCTTGTTCTCTTGCTAAGAAATCTGATTCTGCTCCTGCTTGTCTTCCTAATGTTGCTAAAACACCAGCATCTCCTATTTGTGCTGCTCTAAATATATTACCAGAACCCATCAACTGTGTTCTTACTAAAGCATCATCTCCTCTCAATCTTTGAGCTGCTAAATTTTGTTCTGCTCTTGCTATATTTTGTTGTCTTTGTTGGTCTGCTCTTGCTAATATATTTTCTTCTGATGCTCCTTGTGCTTGTACATTTCTAGATATTGCTGCTAAAACATCTGATGAACTTCCTCCAACTCTTTTAGCTCTAGCATTTGCGTCTGCTATTCTTCTTCTTGAGGCATCTAACATTCTTTCTGTACCAATACCTCTACCACCTTGTGCTCTTACTATAGCATCTTGACCACGACCTATAGCTCTATCTTGTAAAGCCTGAACACTTTGTCTATTTTCTTCTGCAATTCTTTCAGCTAAACTAGATAATCCAGTTCGTTGACTTCTTGCTTCATCAACCAATCCCGAAAACATACCCCTTGCTGGGTCAAAATCAAGTTGTGCTAAATCATCAGCATTTAGAGCCTCAACCCCTCTTAATTCACCTAAAACATTTCTATCTAATTCTCTATTAAATTTGCTTTCTATGTCTTTATTTCTGCCTCTCGCAAATCTTTGGTCTTCTTCTAAAGACTGGTTATAACTTTTTAATCCTTGATTTAATTGTCTTCCAGCAAATACTGAAGCAAGTCCTGATATTAAACCACCTCCTATTGCTGAAACAGGATTCAAGTCAGCAAGACCTGATAGCAACCCTTTTGCTGATTCTGATTTGTTTTTATCTGACATAGTATATTATTTTTACAAAGTTAAACACACATACGTTAAGATATGTGACCCGCAGATACATCGGTATCTACTAAAATGTTATTTATTCTCATCTCTTGAGATGTATCTTTTAAATTCAACAATAATTCATGTAATTGACCAACCATATACTCTCCTTCTATCAAACCACCTGTAGAGTTTTTATCTCTTAATACATGAGCAAACAAAACAGTGTCTTCATGTAAGAAATTACTTTCAACTATATCTGTAGCTTGACCATTTTCATTAGTCAAATCTACATCTAACAAGGTAGCTTTTACATCATTATCTTGAGAGTAATCTGCTACTGTCATATTACTATATATTTTTATGTTTTTAGGTACTTCAGGAAGCTGAGTATTCATCACGTATTTTATTGATGCTGTTCTATTTGTGCCTAGTAATGAAAGATATGTTGTCTTTAAAGATTCATAAGCGGATGTACCTTTAAATAAAATCATCTTATCAGCTCTATAGTTGCCTTCTACTGGGTCTAAATCATAAAATGACACCCATCTATTCCTTTTGTTAGAAAAGCCCACAGAGACTGTATCTGAAGTAAATCTAATATGGTATATATCTAAGAATGGGTCAAAGAATCCTATAGCGTCTCCAGACTTGTCTAAGAAATATGAAGACATTCCAATATCAGATATTGGGAGCACTCCATTTACACCATATTTCAACACTTTCTTTTTGTTATTATCCCACCAGTAAACATTACCACCATAAGAAAATACAGACTTTTTATGAACACAACCAAATCCACCTTTTAAGTTTCTTACTGTACCAATAACTTTATCTGATACTGAAACTATTTGTGAACCTGTAGTATCGTTAAAGACTTGTTCTCCTATATATAAAGATGCTGTCTCCCTTTCACATATAGCAAGCATTACGCTTCCTTCATTTTGTAACTTACTTGTTCTGATTAAAGAAGTGATTTCTCCATTTTCATATGGCACTTCTTCTTGTGAAAATGCATCAAAAGAAGATATTGGATTTATAGATGTGCCTTGTATGTATTTTCCAGAGTATCTTATTTTAGATTTATTTCTATTGGTTTGTTTCCCATCATAAACTATTAAAGGTTTACCTGCGTTGGTACTCCAAACAGCTCCAGCTTTTGTTCCATCTATTTTTCTTATTAAAACTTTATATGCTTGGTCTAAACTATCATCTGTAGGTAAAGCCTCTGCTGTTGCATTTACAGCAGTAGAGTTACTATACCCTTTTACTTCTATGTTTTGAAACATCATATCTCCCTCTACTGTATTAGCACCTATATCAAAAGTTACTGTGTCATTATTGTTAGTAAAATCTGTAGCTACTGTTCTAAGAGTACCACACTCAAAAAATATTGTAGTATCTGTTTCTGCTTTTGGAGAATACACTTCAAAGAATAATCTATATACTTCTGTTTTGTTTGCACTATCCCAAGCATCTACTGTAAATCCATCTTTTGCAGAAAACTCTATATATAATAAGTTATCTGCTTGTCCTATTACTTTAAGGTTTCTAATAATTTTTGTGTTATTAGCCTCATTTGCTGTAGCTGTAGTATCAAAGTTTATATTTATCCTATCCCCTTCCTGATATGTGTAAGTATACCCAGAACGAATCATACCAGACAAATCAATAACAAAATATTTTACTTCACCTTTTTTAGAATCACTTAATGTTTTTATTCTTGTAGCTGCCGTATCATTTAATATCCAATAATAATTAGAGGCATATCCTTCTAAACTAAAATCTTTACTTAGATTTTTAGTCATTACTATTTGATAGTATTTAGCCCATGTAGGAATAGAACCTAATGTGTCGTTTCTTTTTAAAGTAAAGTCTGGATATATAGGATAGGTAAAGTTCCCTGTTTCAAAGTCTATAAAATCTTCTACCCCTCTAGTTCTAAAATATTCATCATATAACGCATAGCCTATTTTATATAATGATGAGTTTGCATACGGGTTATTACCAAAGTCAGTAACTCTTTCTGACACATCACTAGAATACCGTAAATAAGATATTGGATTTGCAGCGTTAGAACTATCTGTTAATGTTTGTGCAGTTGATGCAGCTGCATTATATGTAATTTCTAAACCATTACCCGTAGTATCAGCATCAAAAGAATCCTTGTTATTACCTAAAAATATTCTATTGTTAGAAACTTCTATAGCTTTTGTTTCTAGAGGAACAGAATCAAATAATTTTGCGCTTTCTGTACTATCCAATGCCTCAAACGACTCTCCAGTAAAACTAATACTTGTAGAAAAAGCACTATCTAAATTTATAGTTGTAACTCTAAATAATGTTCCTGTATTGTTTTTTCTTGCATAAATTTCTAAATACTTAGCATATGTAGGATGTGTAATACCTGATATATTTAATATAAGTCTTGATATACCTGTTATGTGAGCGTTTGTTAAATCTAAAGATTCTCTAGCCTTTATCATTTTAGAAAATGGCGATAAAGCTGATACTTCTCCAGAGTCATATACATATCTAGATGTAAACTGAAACCCAAAATCTTTAAATATATCTTTTATTATAGCCATTATGGTTGATTTGTTAATGTTACACTTATTGCAAAAGTTAAACTATCTCCTACCTGTGCAGCTCCCACTAAATCAAAGCTCCAGTTAAATGTTATAGTTGTATCATTAGCTGTTGTTGGGTTAGAGCTTACAGTCAAATTCTGTAAATCAGCACTATTTTCTGATGATGAAATACTTATCTCACTTGCGGTATTTCCTGTAAAATTACCTGTTGCGGTTGCAGTACCACTAACAGTACCTGTTTTTCCTACTCTAACTGTTCCTCCTGTGTTCACTGTAACTCCACTTAAATCATCGTCAGTTTCTGTTATAGTTACTGTTAATGATGGAATTGAAATATTTACATTAGCGGTATTTCCAAATGTATTTGAGCCAGATGGGTCTTTTGCTTTGTATGTAAATTGAGCTAAATTAACACCTCCAGCAGAAGTATAAGTAAATGCTCCTGTATTAGCGTTGTCTAGTGATAAAGAACCGTTAGAAGGATTTGTTACGATTTCATATAAAACCGCATCACCTTCTGGGTCGGTTGCATTTAGTGTTCCAGAAACCGCATTACCACTTGTTATAGATAAGTTTACATTACTAGATACAGGAGGCTCATTTATGTTGCCAATATTAACAGTAATAGTTCCTGTTCCTACTCCTCCACCAACATCTGTTGCTGTTACTGTTAAATTATAAGAAGTTGTTGTCTCAAAGTCTGGTGAATTAGCAACAGTAATTTGTCCTGTAGAAGAATTTATAGCAAAATCATTATTTGTATTACCTCCAGTTATTGCATAAGTGAGTCCTGTGTTTGTTCCATCCGCAGAACCATTTACAGCGACTACACTATGTACGTTAGTTCCTACAGATACATTTTCATTTATTGATACAGTAGCTCCTGTTACTGTAGGATTTACATTTGTGACTGTAATGTTAAATGATTCTGTATAAGAAAGACCATCACCATCAACTACCTTGATATTTAAAATAAAACTTCTATCATCTGTGTTATTAAAATTAAAAGTTCCTACTGTTTTAAGTAAACAAGTTGCATCAGTATTATCAGAATCTACAAGAGTAAATCTAGAAGAAGCATCATTATTACTTGCATCTACAGCGTTCATTATTGTAAAATCTGCTGTGTCACTAGAAGTAGAATCTGTAACTGTTATAGTTCCAATAGTCGTTGCTGCTGCATCTCCTTCAGAAAAAGTAGAGCTAGATATAGATAAGTCAGATGGAGCATCTCCTGTACTTTCTATAGATACAGGTAAAACAAACGCAGGTGGTTTTTTTATCAGAGTTAAATCTGTAATGTCTGTAATGGTCGCTGCCGACCTTTCTGTATACCAACTAAGAGGAACGCCTCCTTCTCTATAGTTCCAAACTAATACATCACCTATAATATTTATATCTGGGTCAAAGTCTGTTGTTACTGCGTGAGTATATGTTAGTAGTAATGTAGCAGTGCTACCTGATATTTTATAAATCTTAGCTTTTGTAGTCCCTTTTACAAGTACGTATATATTATCATCATTATCTCTAATGCTAGCTTTTACTACGGGATTGGTCAATCCCGATGATAAATCTACATTTATAGTAGATACAGAGTTCATTGTTTTAGTAGAACCAGCTCCTCCTTCTTTTCCAGTTTCTACTACAATATTTTTAGCATCTAAGTAATCACCTTTTGGAAAGTAGTATTTGTCAGCATCTTTGTTTAAACCTCCGCTTGATATAAAATTATTTCTAGGCATAGTACATTAATTTTTAATTGAACCATGAATACCTTGTCTAAATGATGCTATAATATCTGCATATGTCAACGCATTTAATCTTGATTTTAGTTTTCTTTTAGCATTTATAAAATCTTGTTTAGCTAAACCAACTTTATTAAAAGCTGAATTTGTATGATAAAACTTTTGATATATAATGTATTTTTTAATAGTATCTTGTGCATAAGGATGAACTACATTAGCATTAGATACAGTTACACCATTCGTGATATATACTAGAGTTACTTTTGTAACATCTACATTGTTATTAAATACTATTTCTCCTTGATGTATGTCTACATTATAAGATTGAGATTGTCCTGTTGACAAACCATATTGTCTACCAACGTGCTCACCAAATTCATTTACAGCTCCATAATGAGAGGTATGTGCATATAAAAACTCTAAATCACTATCACCTAGAGTAGCATCTGGATGTGCTATTTTTGTTCCTTGAGCATCCACATTCTGTATTAAGTTTAGTTGTGGGTCTCTTCTTAAAGGTAAAAGATGTTCACCATATTTAGCCATAACTTCTACTACATCTACACAATCAGAAGGTATTATAGCTCTTTTATATGAAGTTACATCAAGTTCTACAGACTTAACATTACTTGATGTAGCATCTGTAGAGTTTGCACCTACAGCTCCAGTAGAGCCTAAAGGTATATCATAGTTTATTTCTTCTAAACACTGTATGCCATAATGTAAAAACCTTACATAATAATGCATAGGATATTGCATATCCATCAATGTATTTCTAACTATATGGTCAAGCGTTATCGTTTTCATGTTTAGCGTTTAATTCTACTTGGGATATTCTACCGTTACTTATCTGTCTTAATACTTCTTCTATAACACTTGATTCTATCTCTGGACTTACAGGTAATAAATCTGAATCAGAAAGCTGTGATAAATCTGCAACTAAAAGTAATACTGTTACTTGTGATACAGAACCGTTAGCTGATGTTGTAATATTTTTTGTAAAGTAAATTCTTTTTCCTTCTATATAATAACCTGTCTGTTGTTCTAAATATGACGTATTGATTCCTGCGCTTTGTGTGCCACTATTATATCCAACCCCCATGACAGACCAGTCTTGAGAAGATATTGGGATATAAGGCGAATGTGGGTTTCCTGTAGGTGTTATATTCCACACTCCCATATCCATCGGTAAACTTAATGGAATAGCAGTAAGGTCAATGTATGCTCTATTGTTATTTGCATCTGCTGTGACTGATACTGGACTAAATGTAACAATATTACATCTAGGAATGTCAACATATCCATCGGTAAATCTTTCAAAAGTTTGTGCTTTTAATAATTTATTTAACGCTTGCTCTATTAATAAATATATTTCTCTTGTATCAAATGACTCGTTTGTACCTTGCACATTATCTCTATCTTTAAAACGTGCATAATTTCTTTGTATTTGTTCTGCTATTTTTTTTTTAGTTGTTGCCATCTCTTTGCTGATTAGTGTCTATAACTGATTCTAATTGAATTGTTTGGTTATCCTTAATAGGAAATCCTAAATATGTAAGTGCACGATTTGCTATGTCTGAAAAAGACCTCACGTCCCAATCTAAATTTGTGCTTCCTGAATTTGAGTAGGTAATGTTTCCGTTAGATGTTGTAAAATTAAATACACCATCAGTAGGTTTCTTAAAATATAATAAAACAAAATTATATGAGCCTGTACTAGGTCTTGGAGCTATCTCTATTTGTCCATCATATATAGTAGCTATTGGTTTATATTCGTTTGTAGATGTATTTATAATAGGAGGAACGATGGTGGAATTCTTTCTATCAATAAAAGAATCCCACTTCATCAAATTTCCTTCATGTAAGTTATTACTTGAATCTTTGTAATAAAAAGTAATAGCCTCAATAAAATTAGCATCTATAGATGATAACGACTTAACACCATTATCATTATTAGAAACACTAAAATTACTTTGTTTTAAAAATAAATGGTCATAATCAAACTTTTCAGTTTTTTTATAATTTTCAACTAAGGAGTCAAATAAATCAAACTGAGCTCTATTTATTGCTCTGTCTATATCACTTGGAGAAACAAATCCACCATAGTTTTTCTTAATTGTTCCTCTAATAAAATCATGTAAATCCTTAATTGCTATCGCCATTTATTCTTCTATATACTCTTTAAATACATTCATAAAACTTGGAGGTAATTTTATGTCTCCAAATTCTTCTATACTTACTGGCTCAGATAAAACTCTAATTGAATCTTCCTGAGTTAAAAACGCAGTAATGTCTTTATTAAACTTTTCTACGTTCTTTTTAGGAATCTCCACTTGTCCGTCTTTCTCAACGCCATGCTTTTTAAAAATCTCTTGCCTTTGTTTCTCAATAGTTTCAGAAACTTTAGCAACTTCATCTCTAAACCTAGCCATTTTGTAACCTAGTTTAGCACTGATTCCCTGCCCTTCGGCAGCTTTTTCAAATGACATCAAGGCTATACCTAGAGCCTGTATGTCTAAGACTTTCATCTTTTTTTCTTTTAACATAATTTGATTGTTTAATTAATAATGTAAAATTATTTCTTATTGTATTATAAATTATCTCTGAGGGGTTAAGACCTATTAATTGTTTTTACCTCTTGAACTACCACCTCCTGACGTTACGGGATTACTTGCTATTGGTGCATCTCCTCCTCCTGTTGTTTGACTACCTACCACAATAGGTGGATTATTATTTACATTAGGGTTGGGAGTTACATAACCAAAAGTACCATTTACATTACCATGATATCTCCATCTGCTATCATGATATCTATAGTCATAGTGTCTATCGTAATGAGGTACATAATATCTACTATCTTGCCATCTTACAAAATCATAACCAACTACATGGTACATTCTTTGTGGTTGTATGTCTTGAATTTTTATTTTTACTGTATCACCTGAGTTTGTTAGTGCTAGAACATGAGTTACTATTACTCTATTTGAATCATATAGGACACTAGCACAGCTTGAACACATACCTACTAATAATATTATTATTAAAATAGAAAGTGTTATAACTCTACCTTTGTCTCTTTGATTATCTGTCATTACCACTTAACTTTATTAGCCCAATATGCAGCACTCATTTTACCTCTAGCAATATTTTTTGCGTGACGAGCCTTGAAGGACTTTCTTTTCATTTTCATCCTTCTAGATTCTCCTTTCTTTGCCTTACCAGCAGTTCCAGATAAAGTTCCTACCTTTTTACCCTGTTGACCAAATCGTATAGTTTTAATTTTACTACCTTCTTTAGCTACTACTATATGAGATTTTGTAGGATGATTAGGAGTTCTCTTTGGTTTATTGTAACCTCTTACTCCTGCTCTTTTAAGTCTAGGGTCTTTCTTTTTCATAAACTATCCTTTTTAATTATAAGGCTATCTTGCATAATTTCTTGAGGTTCGGGATTGCTGAATTCACCTGATTTGTATTTACCATATAAGCCACCACATATACCTAATACAGCTATAAACATAATAAACCAATGTACATTTTCTTCAAAATCTAACTCATCAAAAAACTTTCCAATCTTATTCATCTTTAAAATATTTATTCATCAATGTTATAAAAAAAATAAAAATACAAGCAACAGTAAATAATACCCACATCGCTTCTTCTTTCATGCTCTTCTTACTTTTCTTGCTACGCTTTTACTATACTTAGCTCTTTGTTTACCTGCTTTACTAGCAGCTCTTTTTCTTCTGTTTGTTGCTGCTTTTTGAGAAGGGGTCAAACTTTTTCTTACACTAGCTGGTAAGTATCTACCTCTTTTTGCTCTTGGTTTTTTCTTATCTCCTTTAGATACATAATCCCATTTTTGTTTTGACCACTTTGTTAATCTGTTTTTTGAAGACTTTGCTCCTCTATATCCTCCTCCTGCTTTTTTATATCTTGCAGTTGCTAACTGAGCTTTCCTTGCTGACCACTGTCCCGCTCTTCCTCCTTTTGTGCCTCTTTTAACACTAGCTACTATTCTTTTCCAAAGAGCTGGTTTCGTTTTGGTTGCTGACTTACTCATTTTTCCAAATTATATAATTACTATTTTGCCAAAACTCATTTGTGTTTTTTACATCTACAATAACTGATTGTTTATCAACAATAAATCCTGCATCTTCTATTGAGTTTTCAATAGCAAAAAAATCTACGTAATGGTCTTTTTTAAACTCTATATTAAAGGTTACATCTTCTATATCTACATTTACTTTATCTACAAAGTATACTTCCTCTATATTTTTTTGAGCATTTAATGAACATATACTACAAGCCAATCCCGTAACTTTAAGAGTTACGTTGTTAAGAGATAAAAAAAATGCTAGTATATACATCATCTTTTATAAACTTTGTCTTCTAATTCTTTTATTGATTCTTTATTGTCAAGAATATCTTCTTTGAGTACTTCAGTTGATTTTTCTATTTGTATAATAGTAGACCTTACAAGTTCATCTTTTAGTTGAAACTCCATTTTTTGTACAAACTCCTCACTACTAAAGTTGTCTATTTTATTATTAAGTTCTTGTATTTCTCCTTGCAAAGTAAACCACATACTAGCTAGTGATATTACACCACCAACTAATAAACCGATTGTTTTAAGGTCTAATTTAACTTCTGTGTCTTCGCTAATTTTTGTCATTATTGTCTAAGTTGGTTTATATATTCTTGAATATTATCTTTTGTTACGGGTAATTTAAAATCTAATCCTGCTTGATAAGTTTTTACTCTTTTACCATCTAACCAAATTAATATTACAGGAACAGATTTAATTTGACTTTTTAGATTATCTCCTTGTTCTTCTAACCAAGCGTACTCGTATTTACAACCCTTTAAATTGTCTAAGTATAATGTATTTTGTTGATTCCACTTTGCGTTAATTTGAACAACTCTTATTTGTTGACTAGTGCTTGCACGTTGGCTATATCCTGTATACCCAAACAATAAAAATATAATTAAAATTAATTTTTTCATCTTTTGTATACTTTATTTTCTAGGTCGTTTACCTTGTCTTCTAACTTTTCTATTTCTTTTTCAAGATATTCAACTTTTTGTTTTAACAGCAAGCCATCTGAAGTTTCTTTTACTTCATAAGCAGGAAGTTCTTTAGCTAATTCTATCTCTTGTTTTAGGTTATTATAACCCATAGTACCAGATATAATAAATCCTATAACGATAGCAATGCTTTTCACATCAACTTTAAAATCTGGCTTTTTGTCGCCATCTATATCAATACCTATTGTTTTGTCTCCTAATTCTTCTATTTGCTTCATCTAAATATATCGTATATGTATTTACCTATTAAACCAAAGACACCTAAACCAATCCCCGTTCTCCACTTAGTAGTGTCTCTTCTAAATTCTGTGTTTGCTTGAACCTCAGACCATAACCCTTCCTTTGGGTCAAACAAATTCTTTTTAATAAAACGTAAGTCGTCTTTTACCTCTTTATGGGCAACATCGTTACTTTGCTTTATAGCTTTTATTTCTACAAATATTTGTTCAACCTGATACTCAATTAACTTAAAGTTATCTTTCTCAGTTTTGTTCATTTACTAAACGTCTTTGTACTCTTTCCAAGTATCGTCTGCTTTCATTGCAGTATATGCTTGTACAACTGGATTTTTAGCACTTGCTTTTGTATCCATTTCAAACGAACCACCTACTGAACAAATCCATTCATTTGGTTTGCTGTCTCTAGATGCTTTGTCTTTATATACATTTGCATTCCAGTTACCATAAGTGTTTTGTACCCACTTAGTTTCCATAACAGCTTCACTTTTTAAAGTTCCGTCTTCGTTATATTTAGCAGGTGTTTTTTCACTTGTAACTTGATTGCTACTGCAAGACCAGTTTACACTATTGATTTTAACATATGCTTTTGCAATGTCAAGACCTTTCCAAGAGTATGCTCCTTCTAATGCCATAATTATTAAATTTAAATTCTAAAACAAAAATAAGTTATAGAGTCTGGTTTTGTTTGTTTCTTGGGTATGTTACTCCTATCCTATGGAGCAGCGTTACCACGACCACCGCCGCCTCCTCCGCCACCGCCTCCTCCAGACGCAGCAGCTTGGCTAACAGCAGTAGACCTTGTGGTTGTAGTGTTTGCATCACCCAATCCCCCACCAGTTGTTCCTACATCAAATGTAACCACTATGTTACCACTTCTAGCACTACCACTATTAGCGGCAACACTAAATGTGACAGTTCCATCTCCTGTATCTTTTAAACTACTTCCTTCATTACCAGATGTAATTGTAACCCAACTGGGTTTTGAAGATACATAAAATGTAGAATATTCTGCGTGTGTAACCGTTATTGTTCCTGCGCTACTATGAGAACCACTTGAAAACTGACTAAATGATGCAGGTGTAGTTCCTAAACTAACGCTATGCTCGTAAGAAAAAAACTCTTTTAATTGATGAGGGGCTGATGTATCGGGTTTGTTGTCATTAAGGTTAGTAACATTTATTGTACCATTAGTACCATCGTTTAATTCTTTTAAAGATGTATTTGCAGTAGTACCAGTTCTACCTAGTTCTACATTAATGCCATTCATAGAAATTTGTCCTGATACAGGTAGTGTCATCCTTTATAATTTACAAGTGGAACTTTATATATATCTTTTGTGTAGTATTTGTTATCTGGGGGATTGATAGAAACCTCATGATGTTCTACTTCATCAAAACCTAAATCTGAATCATTATTCCAATAAGTTACTTTACACTTAGATTTTGCATGTCTTTCTACTAAAGGTCTTAAAGCGTGTCTATACTCATCTCCATAAGTGTCTTGTAATATGCAATCGTATTTACCATACTCATCTAATACTTCTATCCACAAACCTTCTATTATGGTTACATTAGGTTTGTCTTCTGCCCATTCTTTTAGTCTAGGTATAATATCTTTATGGCACTCTACTATAGTATGTGATTTAGGTTTTTTCAACTGTATTGCATCAGATAATATACCCATGCCAAATCCTATCTCTAATACATCGTCTCCTTCACTTACGCACAACTCTGCCATCTTATCCATTATAGGTTGTTCCCAATCCATCATTACTTGATAGGTTTCATCGTTTTCGGGATTGACCCAATAAATACCATTATCATCAAATGTTAAATCTGCTGCTCTATAGTTTTCCGCAAATGTTGGCATCACTTATTTAGTTTTTTTTTGAGTTCTTTTACTTCTCCTTTAAGTTCTTTTACAGCTTCTATCAACACCGCAGTTAATTTTTCATAATCAACTGTCTTATATGTTCCTCCTTCTATTAGAGCCATTTTCTTTTCTCTTACTATTTCTGGTATAACTTCTTCTACTTCTTGTGCTATAACCCCTATATCTTTTTGTCCTTTTCTTGATGTAGCGTTCCACGTATATTCAACCCCCCTAAGTTTGCTTACTTTATCTAAAGAGTTTTCTAATGTTAATACGTTATCTTTTAATGCTTTGTCTGATACTGTAGTAGAGTATGCTATAACATCACCATCAACATGAAGGTCACCATCTGACTCTAAACGCATACGTTCTGAACCTCCTGCTTGTACAATTGCATTACCAGATGAACTACCAAAAACAACTGTGCCACTACTGTCTATAATTTCAATTTGCGAATCTGCAGATGATGATGTAAACCTTGCAGAAATTTGAGTTGAATTAACTGATAAAGGTCTTGCAGGCGATGTCGTTCCAATTCCTACGTTTTCTTCAGAAGTATCAATATATAATATGGAAGCATTATTATTACTGCCTAACTGTACATCTCTTGTTCCATCGCTCATTAATGACAGTTTACCACCATCATTAATTAATTTACCTACAAAAGTTGCTGATGTACCTACTCGCCAACCACCAGTTGTATAAGCATCTGAATTAACGTATAATTTATCATTAAAAGAAGTTGAAGTTGCATTTACTAATAATCTACCTGACGAATCCAGTCGCATACGTTCTGTGTTGTTTGCGGCAAAAAGAATATTACTGTTTTCTCTTTGCCAAAGTACAGCTTCATTAGTTGTATTGACACCAACATCAAATCCATCTCCACTTGTAGCTCCTGTTTGTGCATTACTAAATTTAGCATACGATACTGAAGAAGCTGTACTATTATGAACGTGAAGTTTTTGAGCAGGCGAAGTTGTTGAAATTCCGACTTTTCCATCTCCTTTAATAAACATTCTTATATTTCCATTTGATGAAAATGCTAACTCACCACCATCATTCTCTGAATCAGCAGAATTAATTTCAGCACAACCTGAATGTTGTCCACCTGATACATCACTTCTAGTTCTTATTTCTAACCCTCTTGAACTTGTACCAGTAAAAATAGCGTGTGTTAGAGTACCACCACCAGTACCACCTCTTACGTCAAGTTTTTGTGTTGGCGAGGCGTGTCCGATTGCTACATTACCATCATTCCTAATTAAAAATCTTGAATTAGAATCAGTCCATACTGAAAAAGGTGCAGCATCAGTTCTACTAGAATTATTAGTTTTTATTTTAACATTATTACCATCACCAGAATTAAAGAACTCAACCATTGCACCCATGCTAGAACTTATACCAGCAAATCCTGCTATTGCATCAACTTGCAAATATCTTGCTTCTGAAGTACCTGATATTTCTAATTTTGCATTAGGCGATGTCGTACCAATTCCTACTTTTGCATTATCAAAAACAATATCACAATGGCTTAATCCACTATTAATAGGTAACTCTCCACTAGCAGTTCCTTCACCAAAACCATATTTTCTATTTTCTGCATCGTAAACCCAATCAACAAAAACAGCATCTGAGGCAGACGTATCAACTCCTTGTATTCTTATACCAGTCCTACCTGTATTTGAAGACTTAAATCTTGCTATTAATTGGTCGGCAGTATTTACCATAAGTTTTGCATCAGGCGATGCAGTTCCAATTCCAACTTTTCCGTCTGATAAGATACGCATACGTTCTGTTCCACCAGTAATGAATTGTATTCTATCTGATTCAGGTAAATTTATTCCTGTATTGGTATCGCCTTCACAATTAAATGTAGGTTGTCCTGCAGAACCTGCACCTGCTGATATTCTTCCATCTGTTTCTATTTTGTTACCACTTGTTCCTGATGTTTTTCCAACTAAAACATTACCTGTGCTATCTAGTCGCATACGTTCTGATGATGATGTTGTTCCTGTTTTAAAAAGTAAATTACCTACATTAGTATTTTCAATTTCTGAAGTACCAACTACAGTAGCACCAGCTTTTGATTGTAGTATTAATCCTGATGAAGTATTACCAGTTGCAAGAACTCTAATTTTATTTTCTGCACTTTGTTCAATGTCTAATTTATAACTCGGATTTGTCGTTCCAATTCCTACATTGCCAGAACTGTCTATTCTTATTGAATTTGATGACGCACCTGATTCAACAACAAAAAATTCATTACCACCTTCTTCTTGAATTACAAATTTATTAGCATTATCTACTCTACTTGTGTATTCTTTTGTGCCTCTTTTTAATTGTAGTTTTGGTGATGTGCTGTTTGTAATTTGTACAGTTCCATCGCTCTCAATACGCATACGTTCATTATTACTACCACTACTATTAGTGTGAAAAATTAAATCCTGTCCTGTCGCTGTACCTAAATGAGAACTTGTAGATGAAGAATATAAAAAGAAATCAAAATCTGTTCTACCTAGCAATATTTGACCACCTGCTGTATCACGTATATCTAAAGTATTATAATTACTATTATTAGTTGGGCTGTTTGTACCTAATGCAAAATTACCATTATTATCTAGTGTTGCTTTTTGTCCACCATCAATATAAAATTTTATTGTAGAACTACCTTGCTCATTATTTTCATCAGCAGATATATTGATACCACCAGTATCATCAGAATAAATAAGAGCATCAGTATTATTAGTAGTGTCTAAAAGTGTTATTTGTGGTGAAGAATTTTGTATTGTAACATCACCTGCAAAAGTTGCAGAGCCATCATTTTCAAATAAAACCTTTTGAGTACCTTCAAAGAAAAATCCTAAATCTGAATCATCTGCGGCTCTTCTTATACCAGCTATATGTATATCTGCATCTTTATTTCTAAGATGCAACATAGCCATAGTACCCGCCGTGTTACTAGTATTTTCTATTCTTATACCTTCACTACCCCAAGCACCACCACTACCTCCAGAAAAGCTAGTATCTGTATTAGAAAATTCTACGTGTAATTTTTGGTCAGGCGAGGTTGTTCCGATTCCTACTCCAGTATTATCAATGTGCATTCTATCATCACCCCCAGTTCTAAAAGTCCATTGGTCTCCTTGTGCTCTTATATAAGTGTTATGGTCGCCATTATGATATATATAATCATCAATACCTATACTACCAGCCACCTCTAATTCAAAGTCAGGCGATGCCGTTCCAATTCCTACGTTGCCTGATGTGTCCATTACAAGTTTTTTTGTGTTACCACCACCTGTAACTATTCCAAAAGCACCTTCACAAAACATGGTTATATCTGACGCTAATCCGACAGTCGCCCAAGAATCAAGACCTAAACCACCTCTAAATGTTGTATTGTCAAAAAACCTAATAGCGTTAGTAGTTGACTTTGTTATATCAATAAATCCGTTAACTTGTAATGCTTGACCAGTTATGTTAGACGACTGGTTTATCATTACCCTTCCATCACTATCAATACGCATTTTTTCACTGCCTGAAATTAAAAATTGTTGTGATAAAGCATCTGTTCTTGAATTCATATAAGCTGATGCAGTTCTATCATAATGAGTAATACCGTTTGTGTCTGTAACTACTTCAGGTTGAAACTCTATTCCTGATGCACCCCCATTAGAAACAACAAATTTAGTTAAAGGCGTAATTGTTCCAATTCCTATATTTCCATCGTGTTCTATAGCCATAATATTTCTAGTAAAGCCATAAGAATCGTTTAACCCTTGAAATATAAGTGCTGGATATGAACCTGACATCATCATAGAAAATGCCCTTTTTCCACTTGTTACTCTGTCATTTTTAATGTTAAAACGTAGATTATCAGAATTTCCATTTAGAGTTATACCATCATTATTAGTGTCAGTATTTACTTCTAATATAGTATCAGGCGAAGTCGTTCCAATTCCTAAATTTGTATTTGTAAAATAAGCATCTACAGTACCATCACCACCTTTTATTCTGAAATGCTCATTTTCACCACCACCTGCTGCTGTACCAGTTTTAATAACAACAGCACCGTTAGGTGTTCTGTTTGTAAGAAAAGGATATGAAGCGTTGTTTGTATAATCAAACATTAGGAAGAATCTATCTGTAGCACTACCACTTTCAACGGGTCTATATACTTGCCCTAAAACAGCACCACCAAAGTGCAAATCTCCATCAAACTTACCAGTACCACCTACGTGAAGTTTTTCATCGGCAGTTGTGCGACCTATCGCTACATTACCACCAGTCAAGATACGCATACGTTCTGTGCTATTAGTAGCTAATGTAATAAAAGAAGAACCCCCTGCTGTTTCAATATTTAATTGATTAGAAATTCCAGTAGAAAATGCTGTCCTTATTTGCATACCATTTGCAATAGAAGAAATATCTAAAAATTGTTGAGATGTACCTGAAATATCTTTAAATCTTGCTATATTTCCATTAGTAGTAGTATCTTCTATGTGTAATTTAGCATTAGGCGATGACGTACCCAGCCCAAGTCGTCCTGACGAATCCAGTCTCATACGTTCACTTCCAGCAGTCTGAAATTGCAATGAGTTATCTGAATGATAGTATCTTATTTGACCTACGTATGATGATGCCCCTGTACCATCTCCAAATAATAAATAACCATAACCAGATGAACCAGATAAAATAGATATTTGAGAACTATATGCAGGTGTTGATGTGCTTCCTACTGCTAATATTGGATTGTCAGATACATCATAATTACTTGGGTTTGACTCTCCAATTCCGACGTTTTTTGAAGTATCTATTGTTATTGCTGCTGCACCATTTTGTGTTATTGTGAACGAATGATTGCTTGATGAACCCACAAAAGTATCAAAATCATCGTGGTCAGCACCACCAAATAAAACTTTATCAGTAGATAAATCTTTTTGAAACTTAAATCTAGAAGCTAGGTTGGTTGTACCTCTTACATCTAACGCCATTGTAGGAGCATGACCACCAATAGCAACGTAACCAGTAGTATCAACTGTAAATTGAGTGTTGGCAGCGCTAAAACTAGAACCGTAAGCAAGAGACCAATTAGCTTGTTGATTTAAACCAGACCACCAATAGTTACTACCTGTAGATTGATTGTTATATTTAATTGCTACTTCTTCTGGAGTGCTACCGTCTGTTGATTCTAAAGTTAGATATACATCTCCAGTTTGCTGTACTGTTACATCCCCTGCAAATTTTGCATAACCATCTTGATGTAAATTAAGTATTTTAGTAAATGTGCTTAAAGCATGAGAACCTCCAGTTGTGCCATGTTTTTTTACATAAAATTCTAAACCACCTACACCACCACTTGGCATCTTAATTATTGACATACCTGCACTTGAAGCACCAGCATAATGAGGTGTGTATGTTGCAGTTTGACCACCATCATAATCAGCATTAAAAGTTAATTGTGCTGTGTTACTTGCTCCTGTTCCAATTTCTAAATATGCTCCATTAGAAATAATTGAAGTAGAGCTAGTATTTATTATATCACCAGTTACAGTTAAATTACCTGTTATACTTGCGTTACCAGTTAGACTACCATCCCACTCTCCTGTAACACCTGTTAAGTTACTACCATCACCATAAAAATGAGTTGCAGTCATTGTTCCAGTAACCGTTGTATTACCACTATTACCAGCAATAGTTAATCTTGCAGTTTCATTTGTACCTAATACTAAATCTCTAATACTACTATTATGATAGATATACATAGCAGTTGCGTTTAAAGCGATTGCCCCTGTATAACCATTACCTTCAACTTGTAATTGACCAGCACCACCACTACTCATGCTTATATTGGTACTATCGCCTAACTCTACATTACCTGCAAAAGTTGCGTTTCCATTGTTTAATAAATGAAGCGCTCTAGTTCCTGAGTTTGTAGCAAATCCAGTAGCAGTAGTTGCTCTATCAACAAAGAATAATAAACCACCACTTGTGTTACTTGCTGAAATAACAGCGTTGTTATCACCAACAGCTAATCTTAAAGCTTGTTGTGTACTGTGTGTATTAGGGTCATTTCCTTCAATGATAGCTAAACACGGAACATCATCTTGTGCTACAACTACTGTATCAAAATTAGTCTTGGCAGCAATATCAGTTCCAGCTCCAAAATATGCAACATGACCATTGCCTGAGCTATATGCTTTTTTAACATCTAAAACATAATTATTACTAGCGGCAAGAGATGTAGAGCCTGCAGTAATATTTCCTGCAAAAGTTGCATTTTGTGAATCGTCTAATTCAAGAGCCTCTATACCAACTGTAAAAAATTTCATCGTTGAGCCAAGTGATTCAGCTCTTAGTTCTACATTATCTCTATCTGAAGCATTTAATAATAGCTTGGCTCTTACTGTGCCAGCGTCTGTTAAATGAATATTATCCTCTGCTGCAACAGTTCCTGTAAAAGTTGCGTTAACTGCTCTAAATACACCACTTGAACCAGCACCAGTAACTACGACATCACCATCTTGTTGTAATTCAAAAGTGTGTGCTGCTACACCAGTTAAACTTGGAGTTGCTGCTTGTGGATAAAATTGTAAATTTGGCGAAGCACCATTTCTACAAGAAATATCCCACCTGATTGCACCATTAACATCAAAAAATAATTCAGCTGGGTTGTCAGTAATACTTCTTAATCTCATTGTTGCCCTACCAGTTAATGCTTCATTTATAAAACCACTTGTACTATCAGAACCATAACTACCACTAGAATAACGAAGATGTAATGCAGAAACTGGCTGCCTACCTATACCAACATACCCTGCAAAAGTTGCGTTGCCACCTTCTGACATATCTAAAGTTAATGCCGTGACTGTAGACCCACCTTGATTTCCTTTAAATACAATATCTTTATCTTGATTAATGGAGTTGATGACTAAACCATTATAGCCTTTAATATCTCCGTATAAATAAAGGTCTCTCCATCTATTAGTTTCTTTACCTAAATCATTTACAGCATCAGCATCAGAACCATTTGAATATGTACTTACAAACGCAACGCTATCTTGTTTAAATCCTCTACCACCATCAGTTGTAAAAAATGGTGCTTTTACGTGCCCTGCAAAAGTTGTGCCTGTGCTAGTAAATGTTGCAATATGCGCATCACCACTACTCAACATTTTTAATTGTCCACTTCCTTCGTGCTGTAATCTAGCAACACCACTTATGTTTCCAAGAGCAACATTTCCATCAGCTTTAACAACACCTTCAAAAGTCGCGTTTCCAGACGTGTCTAAAGTTAATTGGTCAGAACCTTCAGAATCAATTGTTCCATTTTTAAATTTTAAAGAAACAGCATCTGTAAGTATAACAGCGTTGTTAGCTCCTGTTTTATCAAAGAATAATGTTGGCTGTTGTCCTCTAATTGTTATTTGACCATTGTTAGTTGTATCACCAACTACTAAACCAGGTTTATCTGTCGTTATAGCATCATCACCAATAATAACTCTTCCTCCAAAAGTTGCATTACCAGAACTATCAATACCTAAATGAGTAGTAGATGATGGAACATTAATAAAACTAAAAGCACCTCCATCTAATAAGTCAATCCTTGATTGTATTGTGCCGTTTTCATCTTGGTATCTAATTTGCGATGATGCTGCACCTTTTAAATTGACTATAGGGATACCAGAAGCATGACTTGTTTCTAAACTAAGTAATGGTATAGAAGCAGCAGTTGTAAGTGTTAAATTATCACTATTTATAGTTACATCTCCTTCAAAAGTTGTGTTAGTGCCATCTATATGTGCAGCTAAAACGCCACTACCACTACCAGTTCTAAAGTTTATTGTTTCATCATTACCATGAGCCCAAAGTTCTAATTCACCACCAGATAAAAGATGTATAATACCTAGCTCAGAGCCATTGTTTAGTCTCATGTGTTGAGCTGTAGTTGTTATTTGTAAAGCAGCACTTGCATGAGGAGCACCACCTAAACCTAACCTTGTACCCTGCATGGTATTGGTAGTCGTAGAACCTCTATCAGTTACTGTTTGTAATGTATCTTCTATAGTAGAAGTATCTACAGAAACATTACCATCAGCATCAGTCTTTAAATAACCAGCACCATAAGAAGGTAATTTTATACCAGCACTTGTCGTTTCTAATTTTTTTGAATCGTCAAAGTAGAGAGAAACAGCACCATCTGCTGTAGCAGTTATCATATACTCTCCAGTATATTTATGTATTTCTACATCAGTATTTCCTCGCAGTATTAGTTTTCCTGTTCCTGCATCGTCAATATAACTGTGCGTACCATTATGATATATTTGTAAGTCTCCTGCATCTCCTGCAAATATCTTTTGATTGTCTGCCATTTGAAGTGGCTTTGAGAAAAAGGTAAGTATCCCACTACCATCAACTCTAAAATATTCAGTAAATCCACCCGAACCGTCATCTGAAAAGAACTGAATATCTTTATCGTTGGCTTTTTGAATTAATTGTAAATTGCCAGTTTCATTGACTATATAACTATCTACTCCTCCATGAAATATTTGAAGGTCGTTACCATTGCCCCAATTTGCTTTTATATTATCTCTATGACCTGTTGGTTTGTAAAAAACATTTTCGCCAGAAGTTCCATCTATAACAAAATATTCTGCAACTCCACCACTACCATCATCTGACTTAAATTTTATATCTCCATCGTTTTGTCTATTTTGAAATTCTAAATCACCTGTCTCGTTTTGTATAACTGAATCAGTACCATCATGATAAATTTTTAAATCATCTGAGTTTCCTAATGTAAGGTGAACGCTATCTAAGAATCTTAATTTCTTATGAGCTTTCATCATAACATCAGAACCGTCTAATGCAAAATATGTAGCTAACCCTCCACTACCATCATCTGATTTGAAAATAATATCAGAATCATCAGCGAGGTTTTGTAATGTTAAATTACCAGTATAGTTAGTTATTAGTGCATGTACTCCTGTGTTAGTTATAGTTAAATCATTAGAATTACCTGCTGATAAAAATTCACCATCTGGTACTCTAACATCACCAGATGCAATAACATCTCCTGTAACACTTATTCCTGTACTTGTTGTCTCTACTTTTGTATTATCGTTATGCCTTAATTGTACACTGCCTCCGTCAGTTCCTAATATGTAAGTTTTCGTTGCAGCAGCATTATTTAATGCTAAGTTAGAAGCGTTTATGTTTAATGTTCCAGAACTTCTAGTTATACTTCCTGTAGTTGTAATATTTCCTGTAACATTTAGTGGTTTATTAAAATTCCAACTTGTGTCAGCGTGAGTGTACGTTAATGTTGCACTAGCTCCACCTATTGTAATACCAGCTCCATTTGCTGATGCTGAATCAGCTGCATCAGTTGCAATACTAAAGTTTAAGTCATCTATCGCTACAGTAGTAGAATTTATTGTTGTCGTAGTACCATCTACTTGTAAATTACCAGCTATAACAACTGTTCCTGTATTATCTCCATGTGTTGCAGGGTCTATAGTAAAACTAGCTGGTCCTCTTAAATATCCTGATGTTGTTATGTTACCACTAGATATAGTACCTACTGTTATATTAGGAGTTCCTGACAATCCCGTAGCGTTACCTGTTACATTACCCGTTACATTTCCAGTAAGGTTTCCAGTAACATCTCCTGTTACATCTCCAGTAAGGTTTCCAGTAACATCTCCAGTAAGATTTCCTGTAACGTTACCAGTTACATTTCCTGTTAGTGGACCAGAGAATGCTGTAGCTGTTGCAGTACCTGTAACATCTATTCCTGTGTTTGTCGTGTTTAATTTTTTGCTACTATTGTAGTACAGCTCAGCAGTATTAGAATTAATTCTAAAGACTAATTTTTCAGTTCCAGCATCATTATTAATAAATCTTATATCACCATTGAGTGCTTTTAAAGTAGCTGTAGTTCCATCTCTAAATATTTCAAGAGCATTCTGCTGAATAAGTTTACCATATACAATGTAAATGTCTTCACCTGTTGGTATGCTAATTCCTGTACTTGTTGTTTCTAGTTTTTTGTCATTGTCATGGTAGAGTTCTACAGCACCATTTTTTACTGCCTTTATGTATGTTTCATTACCAGTAGCAGAACCTAGATATAAAGTATTTTCTGCTAGAATTTTTAGCTGTCCTGTTCCTATGTCTTCAATAATTGATTGTGTTCCATCATGATATATTTGTAAATCTTGTGATGCTCCAAACTGTAACCTATCATCTGTTGTACTTGCACTATCTCCAAATTGTATGAGGTTTCCATTTGTGTCTAGTGTACCGCCTAGTTGTGGCGTTGTATCTTCTACTACGTTATTAATAGATACAGCTTGAACTCTTGCATCTGTATAATATAAGTTTGAAGAACCTTCTGATACTGTATCTGTATTTCCTTGCGTATACGTTAAAACTCCTGTAGATGAATCATAAGAAAGTTGTGTTGAGTTTTCTGATATGGCACCTCTTGCTCTAGCATTAGTAAAGTATAGATTACTACTTCCCTCTCCAATGTCATCAGTATCTAATGTTATAGAACCTCCTAATGATACTGCTGTACCATTTATCGTTACAGAAGAATTAGCTAATGATGAGTTAGGTACATTTGATATTGTAAAGTCAATCTCGTTGTTAGTGTCATCATATGTCACAGATATACCTCCTGTTTCATCTCCTCCTAACATACCCCCTATAATGTCTTGTACTTCTTCGTTAGTAAGTTGCGTTGCTGCTATTGTAAGAGTATTTGCAGTATCATCATAAGTCAAACTAACATTAGAACCTGCTTGTAGTAAAGCATTCACTCTATCATCAACTCTTTCATTAGTAAAGTATAAGTTTGAACCTTCGCCTATATCACCAGTATCTAAAGTTCCACTTGCTCCTAATGCTATAGTAGTTCCATTTACTGTTATACTAGAGTTAGTTAAACTACTATTAGGTATACTAGATAAAGCAAAGTCTATTTCATTATTGGTATCATCATATGTAACGCTTATTCCACCAGTCTCATCACCACCAAGCATCCCTCCAATAACATCTTGTACTTGCTCATTTGTTAATTGTGTAGATGATATTGTTAGGGTATTGGCTGCATCATCATAAGATAACGATACATTACTACCAGCTTGCAATAAAGCGTTTACTCTATCGTCTACCCTTTCATTAGTAAAATATAGATTACTACTACCTTCTGTAATTTCGTCTGTATTATCTTTTGTTAGTATTTGTGAATCTACATATGCTTTTGTTGCGGCATCTTGAGCAGATGATGGGTCTGTTAAGTTCGCTATCTTACCTGTAATGCTAATTCCTGTGTTTGTGGTTTTTAATTTTTGATTTCCATCATAATACAGCTTTACCTCATGTGTTGAACCATCTACTCTAATCATATCAACTTGACTTACTGAACTACCAGTAGCTTGAAGAATTATATCTTTATCAGTAATGTCCTCTCTTATATAAAGGTCTCCTGTGTTATTTCTTATAGTTGTATCTGTACCATTATGATTTATCTGCAAATCACTAAGATTTCCAAACTCTGCAGTTACACCATCAGCAAACATTGCAGGTTTAAAATATTTTACTCTGTTTATATTGCCATCTACTTCAAAAAATGTTTGAGGCTGTGGGTCTGAGTTACCAGAAACTGAAGTATCAACTTTAAAAACAATCTTTGCACTTGTGTCGGTATCATTTTGTATAATATTAAGTATACCATTTGTGTTTTTAATATAACTATTACTACCATCGTGATAAATTTCTAAATCATCACCTGTTCCAAACTTTGCTTTTAAGTTATCTTGAAAAGAAATTGTTTTATTTGTTAAAGTTTGAGAACCTGTTAGTGTAGCTACTGTACTATCTATAGCTACTGATATGTTGTTATCTGATATTGTCGTAGTCAACCCCGTTCCACCTGATATTGTAAGCGTATCCGTTCCTATTGTAACTGTATCGCTTCCCCCTCCATCTACTGCAAGTGTAAGAACTGTAGATATAGCGGCAGTTTGTACATTTGTTATAAGTCCTTTACCATTTACTGTAATAACTGGTATTGCTGTAGTAGAACCAAAAGCACCTGTTGTGCTATTTACTGTAGCTAATGTAGAGTTTAGTGTTGCATTTGCAAGGTTAGTTACAGTTACAGTTCCTGTAGTGTCCCCAGTTTGTGTTATAGTAAAATCAGCTACATCAAAGTTAAGTTTTGCAGTTGTATCATTATAGGTTACAGAAATACCGTTCTCTGTGTTTGTTTCGACCATACCTCCTATAATGTCTTGTGTAGATTCAGTATCAGACGTTGAAAATTGATTTATAGGAGAAGACTGAAAAGTATGAGATGCATTAGGTTCAACTATATCTAACAATTCTCTGAGTGATGCTTCAGAACCAGCAGTAAGAGCAGCGTTTGTTCTATCTATTATGTGTGAATACAAGCCAATAACTAAATCATATTGTTCAGATAATCTGTTAAATACAGCTGGATTTGTATTTTTATAAGTATCTATATCGTCTTTATATTGATTTATTTTTTCAAGTAACTCGTTTTGTGTTGGAGCTCGTTTTATAGATATAGTTTCAGAATAAGATTTTATATATTGAACAGATAAATATGTGTCTGCTGTGTGTGCGTAAGTAACATCAATAGATAAAGATGGAGTGTAATCACCTTCATAGTAATTATTACTATTTACCATATTTATTTCTAAACTTCCAAAATTAGATGTTCCTGTATTTGATATGGCTGATGCACCAGATACAGCTGAACTTGATGGAAAACTAGAAGATAGTGTTCTTGTATTTATAGTTTCTGTAAAATTACCAACATCATATCCAGATGTGTTGTCTTTGAATTTTACAAGGGGTGTTAATACATCAGACGTATTTGATATGTCTGGTACTGGTTCTTTCCATACAAAGTTAAATGATTTAGTTGCTGTGTGGTCATTGTTTGAGGAATCTTTTGCATTTATAACAATAGTATATGTTCCCGTAAGAACTTTATTGTTAACATCAAATTTAATGTCTTTGTTTGTTGTTCCTCCAGCAGAAGATATGTCTGGATTATTGAAGTCTGTATTCTCTACTACAATCCCGTTAGGATATGTGATTTTGAAGTTTGCTTTACTAAAAGTAAAACCTGATGATGTATCAGTTAATTGTATCTGATATGTCCCTGATGTTCTATTTACTAAAAACTTTACGGTAAAATTTGCAGCCATATTATCGTGGTTTAAAGGGGTATAACATTAAACATTACAACCCCCAAACCACTCCAAACAACCAAACTATGGGTTGTCTCTTCTAGCCAATACTCTTGACTCAATAGCTTCGAGCTCTTCTTGATTTTCTGTTTGAAGGTATTCTGCAATTTCATAAAACGGTTTTACTCCTATTTTCTTTTTATATGTAAAAATATCTTTCTTAGATTCTCTCCATACAAATTTAGCACTCTTCTGATTGTGAGTGATGATTCTTAGGTCAACAGCCTCTCGCACAAGAGACTCCGTTCTATTTGTTTGCTGTAATGTGATGTTAAGAAAATCTTCTGGATTAAATTCCGCAAATTCTTCAACATCATTTCTTAACTCATCTTCCGATTTGTTTAGCTTCATGCCTAAACTTGAAGCAACAAACTTGACATCGTCTGTATTTAAATTACTAGCCTTTTGCATAGCTTCTAAAATCATTTTTCTTTCTTTTCTTTCTGAAATAGCATCTGCTTTTTCATCTGCTTTCTTAAAGAAACCTGTCTTGGAAGTTACTCTATTTTTGTTACTAAGATTACTATTACTTAATTCTAAATATTGATATATTTTTTGATGAGTCGGATTATTTCCATTTAAAACAATACATCCACCTCCCATTCTTGTAAAATTAATCTCTCCTAAAACAGCTTCTCCGTCTGCCTTTACATTAGTGATATACGCTATTTGCACATAATCATCAGAGACAGGGTCGTAGATTTCATCTGTTGATGGAACATTTCTGTAAGCTGGTATTAGAAACCTGCCCTCATTATCAGGGTCTGGCTGAATATCACTCAACTTATACATAACAGTTGAGCCTCTTGGTATTTTTTTTATTAACTCTTTTGAGTAATTATTATAAAGTTCTGCTTTCATAATTTTGATTGTTTGTTTTTAAAAAAAAAGGGGAGAGAAAACCCTCCCCTTTAATATTATATATTAACCATTAACATATAACCATCCAAAGTGGTCAACTCCTACTACGCTTAATCCTTCAATAGAAGTATAAACAATATCAAGAGTATCAGTATCACTTGTAGGTGTTGGAGCAAGACCACCCAACAATTTCTCTCTGTATCGAGTTGTTGAACCGTCATGTAGTTCCATGTATCTAGTAGAAATTCTATCTACTACTCCACCTCCATGCTCAACTTTAACACCATTACTTGGAATTAAATATGCATAGCTATCAAATTTAAATGCATCAACTGGGTTTACTACATTTCCATTATCTAGAGCTTGTAGTCTCTTTTTATGGAAAGTTCTTCCAAAAACTCTGAAAGACTCAAAACCTAGTTTTACAGCTTGCTCTTCACTTCCGTTAAAAGCACCATACTGCACACCACCTGACTTAAACATATCTGCTGTTGCAATACCTAAGTCAATAGCGTTATCTGCTTCACCACCAGCTAAAATAATATACTCTGCTCCAGCTCTAGCTTTATCTAGTTTTCTGGATAGATTATTTAAATCAGTTGCTAATGCTACAGTTCCTGCATTTGCTACAGTTTGCTGCACACCACCACCTTTGATATACTCATGTAAACCTTTGGTCATGTTGACTGTGTTGCCAGATGCATCAGTAGTAGAACCACCGATACCATATAGCATACCATACTGTACATCCATTCTATGTTTCAAGAATGCATCATGCTGTTGTTTTAGGAAATAGTAAGGCTTTCCTTTGTATTCAACTTCAATTTTAGAACCAGCAGCTAAATCTGTAATGCTAGTTTTAGTTTTGAAAATTTGAACATTGTTAGAAGTAGCCGTCAAGTCTGACTTTCTCATCAGATTTGAACCTGTTCCCTCACCATACGCATTGCTAAAAAATACAACAGTATCTCCCTGCTCTATATCAGTTTGAGCAAATGCTTCTAGTGCTTTTACAGTAAATACGTTGTTCGCATCATTAGTTATTGCTGTAACTAAAGCTCTTTTACCGTCTTTAGTCATCATAATCTCACCTACAATAGGTTGGATTGCGCTTTGAACTAAATCTATTGAAAACTCAGCTCCTATTGCTGCACCATCAGTACCGTTCATTGGGTCATTTTGTACCTCTGCTGACGCATATAAATCACTGTTTACAAAATGCCTATATGTTACCTGTGATGTTGGGGTTGACCTTCCCATCACATCCATCAAGTCTAAAAAAGACTCGTTGTCTTCAACATCTAGGACTTGCTTTAAAATTTCTCTCTGGTCTAAAAAAGTTGTACTAGAGAGATAACTTCTATTAATTATTCCTGCTTCTGCCATAATAAATAAAATTTATGCTAGTTTCAATACTAGCGTTGTACTTTGTTTTTAAGTGCGTAAGTCAAAAAGCCTTCTGGGTCATCGTAAGGGGTATCACCTCCTACTTCTGGCTTTACGTCTTTTTTACTTACAAGAGGCTCTGGATTCTTAATTTCATTTTCAATCAATTTTTTCCCCAGAGATTTTCCATACTTCACTAATTCATCTACAAAAGCATCAGGATTCTCAACAAATGCTACAGTTTTTGACCACAATTCCCAATCAACTTCTTTTTTGTCGTTTATGAATCTTGACCAAAACGTCTCATTATTAATGGCATAATCAACAAGTTTGCTCGTATCTTTAATTTGAAAATTTAAAGGGTCTTCATCCCTTACCTTCAAATTAACTGTACTACTATCAATAACCTCCTTGAGATTATTTCTAATAGCTGCAATCTGCTGATTTAAAGCCGCCTGCTGCTCTTCTTTACTTGGTGGCTTTGGTAAGTTTTTAGGAACGAATTCCTGTTGCTCTTTGATAAATCCTTGTCTAAGTCTTCCTGCATCTCGCTTTAATAACTCTTGACCGAGTTCGACTTCGTCTTCCTCGTATTCTTTATCATCAAGTTTGTACTTACTAAGTACCTCGTAATTAAATAGCCTCTCTTTTGCTTTTACACTTAATTCTGGATTCTCTCTCTCGAATTTTAGCCTCAAAAGCTCAAGGTCGCCAATCTTGTCATAGTCGAACTGATATGCTTCCAAAAATGGTCGCAAATCTTTGTTCTCCCTGTAATATTTGACTGCATTTTTAATGTAGTCATCTTGTAAAGACCTTGCTAGGTCTATAGTTTCTTCATCAATCCCGTAGTCAGAAAGTGTTGGTTCAGACCTCTCTACAGGTTTTTCTTCAACTACTTCTTCCTTTACTTCTACCTCTTCTTCTTTACTCTCCTCTTGACTTTCTTCTTCACTTTGTTCGGTAGACTCTTCAGAGACTTCTTCGTTTTCTTCCGAAACTTCTCCGCCAGCTTCGGGTTCGTCTTGTACAGATACCTCATCTGTGCTTTGCTCTTCAACGGCATCTTCTACTTTTTCTGTTTCTACAATAGGCTTACCATCTATGGTAAAATCCTCTAATTTTGCTTCTTCTTTTTCCATAATTAAAATTTTGTTTGGATGTACAAATATTATTCCTCAATAGTAGGTTCTTCATCTATAGCAGGTAAAGAGGTCTCATCTTCTGTGACTTTTGTATCTGCTACATACTCTCTGCTTTCACCTTCTATTTTCCTTTGTTCTATTCTACCCGTGACTCTTAACTTCTCTAATTCCATCTCATACTGATATTTTCTGTCAAGCATAGCTATATCAAATTCTTTTTCTTGTTTCATCAATTCTAACTTAGTTTGAGCTTGCAGTTGAATTGTCTGTTGCTTTGCTTGCTCTGCAACCTGAGAAGATTGTTGTTGAATCTGTGCATTCATTTGTTGATTTTGCATTGACTCTTTTTGTTGAGCTTCTCTGTTCTTTTCAATCTTATAAGCAAGTAGTTCCTCAGCTTGTTTTAAATTATCTATATTTTCTATGGCTAATGAATCAGCTATAGTTATTTGATTAGATTGTAAGGCTTGTTCTAACCTTCTGGCTAGCTTTTCTTTTTCAAATTCTGATGGTTTGTCTTGTAAGAAAATACCATACTCATGTATTGTTACATCAGGGCTTACCTTCAAAAACTCTAATGAGTTACTTCCTATAGCTTTAACATATCCTTCTAGGTTTCCACCCTTAGCTGCATCCTGAATTCTAAGTGATATATTATATGATAATCTTTCTGTTAAAGACCTTTCTCCGTCTCCAATATAAGATAAAGCGTTATTTGTGCTTTCATTTGCTAAAGAAGCTACTCCTTTAAGTGTTCTTGGGTCAGGGGTGCTTCCATCAGATATTTCATTGAACCCTAAAATATCTCTAAGTAATTGTATGTTTCTGTTTATAATATCAAAATATCTAGCAGCTTCATCTCCTAATCCGTTGTTAAGTTCAGTTATTGGTCTCATTCCTGCTGAATTTCCATCCTCATCAACAGCTCTAAATACTAGATTACCAGTCTGATTGTATAAATCTATAATATCGAGAGGTTTCATAGCTTTTCCTCCTTTACCTAGAGGAACATTTTCTAAAGCACCTATCTCAATCATAATACCTTTTGGTCTAGCTCTTAACATCACATTTTGTAGTTTGTACCAAGACAACTGTATTTGGTCTGCTATAGATTTCATTTGCTCTCCTAAAGAGTATGTTACCATTTGGTATATATCTGGTGCTACTAAATGATAGGATAATGATGTATCAGATAATCTAGATTTTGCTCTCTTCATGTTAGTTTGTAGACCATAATCAAAATAGACATCAGTATCTATTACCCACTTACATTGATAAACCACCTTATAAGATGTTTTAGAATATTTCTTTTTTTCTGTATTTTTTTTAGGCTTATTAATTCTACCTACAACCTTGTTTCCTTTTGTGTTTATTCTTTCTTCTAAAACTATATCATTCACTGAGTAGAACTCTAGGTCTAAAACTTTTACTCGTAGCTTATCATTTTGTTTGTTATAGCTATTTGTTTTTCTTCCAAGCGGATTTCTTTTATCTGTATGTTCTTTGAATATTTCTTCATACTGCATAGGTGTGATTTGTTCACCTGCCATTTCTTTTAGGTCTGATATAGTCATTTCTACTATTTCGCCACAATATTGTATGTCTTTAAAGTTTTTATCAGAAGAATGAGATACTACTATATTTGATGGGTTTACTCTTCTAATCTTTATATTTCCTGCACTATCAAAAAATTCTTTATAACCTCCTACACCATAATCATGAATATCTTCTATGATTTGTTTTCTTAAATCTTCAAAAGAGTTTGTATTCATAATAAGTTTAATAGCCTGTTCCATTTCAGAAGCCATTTGATGTTTATAAGAATACATCATATGCATTTCTAATTCATCAATATCTTTAGGGTCTCTTTTACCGATTCCTATAGATTCTGTATTAATACCTTGTTTTTCAAACTCTTCTTTTAAAACTAAATTAGTCGCAGCTTTTTGATAAAACTTATCTTTTTCATCTAAAGCAACAGCATCTATTGCATCGGCTACAATATTATATGTTGATTTTTTTAATTTTCCTAACGCTATTCTTCTAAACTTAGGAATTATAGGAATTACATTCCAATCTATATTAAACCAACTTTCATCTCCACTTGCAGTTTTGTGTGGGTCTAACATTTTCTTATACTTAGTAATGGGTTGTTTACCAAGCATATATAATTTTATTTCGTGGTGTCTATCTTTTGCGTTGTAAAAACCATCAGGGTAACTATCTTGAAAATCTTTCCAAGCAGATTTTACATATTTAGATATCCAGTCTAAGTTCTTTTTCTTTGTGTCAATTAAATGAGATGGAAATGTTGCCATATTATATTGGGAAAATTTCTTTTATGTCGTACAATTTGTTGTCATCTTGTTTTTTTACTTCAAATTTTTTCTTGCCTGCTCCAACCAATGTCCAACCCGCTGCCATACAAGCGTCAAACTTTGTAGTATTTTTAATGTCAAATTGTAGTAAATCCTGTAGCAAGTTTTTATAATGTATCTTTTCACAGTTTTCATATACATACAATTCAAGTTCTTCGACCATCTGCTGATGTGTTTTAGCATTAGCAGATATGCCATATTTTTTAGATTTAGGGAGTTTCATTAAAAATCTTTCATATCCCCGCATCTCAAAATATTTTATGATACCTACTTTATTATCTTCGGGTAGTATTTGACACCCAAAAAAATGACACATCTTTAACATATCCTCATAGTATATCTCAGCAGTCTGAGGTCTATGAATATATTCACAAACAAATGTCTCTGATAACTCAGAGTTAGCATCATATTTTGCGTAGACGTAACCAGCTCCATCAGAGCGTCTACTATCTACAGTATAATTGTGGTCAAAAGGGTCAGCTCCTGCAACAAACTTATTTAAGTTGCGTGGGTACTTTTTTGTACCTCTTTGCTCAACCGCATTCCATCCACTTTTTGGGTCAATACTTTTATGCAATAAAAAATTGCCCTTTTTATCCTCCACAAATATCACACTAGAATCCCTCTTTCCACCCATCCATAGGAATTGACCTCTCTGGAGGTAGTCTTTTTCGGGCAACCAACTAATAGATTCTAGCTGTTTATTGATTCTAATAGCATCAAATAGACAACTTTCGCCCTCGTTCCAGAAGGCTTCTTCGATTGTGAAGGGGTTTTTTCTTATATATGAGGCTAACGCTCTAGAGTCATCTTGCAGGGATTCCCTTTCATTTAAATAGAATTGCTTTGCCTTCTCTTCATCTGGCTGTCCGTATTTATCATAGTACAATGTTTTGTATGCAGGAAGAAAATATCTGTAGAGTCCGCTTTTTGTTCTGTTGTTAGCATTCTTTACAGTCTGGTCTGAAGAGTCCCATAGCTTTTTAAACTGTTCTCCACCAGCGTCTAACTCTTCAACTGTAGTAGTATATAATGCTTTACCTATTATAGCACCATCTAACTGTAAACAAAACTGTACAACTTGATGTCTTTCAAAAACGTCAACATCTTTTGTTTTACCAGCTTCATCAGCAACGTATCTATGTAATTTAGTTCCATCATAAGAAAACTCCTCAGAAGATTTAAATGTTATACTACTTTCTAATTCTTTTCTTGGGTCGTACATATCTTGGTTTCTGCCTCTTCTGTTAGGTTTGAAAAACCTTAACTCTGACTTGGGGGTAATACCTTTCTCTGTGTCGTATACAGGAATAAAAAAATCAGGTAACTGTTTAAAAGGCATAATAACACCTTTTGCAAACACATTATTCTTTGCGTCTTCTAATGTCTTAGATTGTATTCCTCCAAGTGCATTTTTTGTTCTCGCTACATAATCATAAAGAAAAGCGCCTGCCCTGACGGTTTTTCCTTGTCTACGTTTCGTGCATTCTATCATACCTAAACAGTCTGGGTCTTGAATACAATATTCTAAAAAGTAAAAAAACTCCATGTCGGGTATTCTAAAATCGGGATATCCTGTGTCGAGCCTCCAGTGTGTTAAATAAAAATAGTGTAAGCCTGTCAAGTATGTAGGTTTACCATTGTTCATAAACCAAAATCCATTAGACCTTCTGTCCCACTCCTGTATTCTAAAGTTTTGCAACTCTAAATCAAAGTGTGTAGAATCTTTAGCTTGTGATAGTTTTTCTTTTTTAGACTTATCTAAAAAGTCTATTGGCGGTGTAGGTCTTTCCCAATACTGTTCTTTTTTCTGGGTGCTTCTTTGAAATACCCCTCGCTCATCAAATGTGGATGTGTGAACGTTATATACCATTCCTTCAGGTGGCACGTTACACTTGACGTTATTGATTTCGTATACCTCACTCTTTTTGTGTTTCTGGAACATAAGCAACCATCTCAGGGCTTGTCGGAGTTGATTGTATAGATTGTATCAACTTTTTATCTTGCCCATATATTTTTTCTTCGTAGGACTCTATCCTTTTAATAATAGCATCGCATTCATTCATGAGCTTACTCTTGATATCTAGCGCCTGTAATTTTTCTTTGTCTTGTTTAAAATTCGTAATAGGCTTTAATAACTCTTGATGATATTGCCATAAAACCTCTTCGTTAGACTGCAATATAGCCCATGACTTGTTGTTTTGATACTTCAGAAAGCTAGTGACCATCTGAGAAATGTCTCTGTCATCAAAATTAAATATCCTTTCTAAGCGCACACTATCCTTATCTAAATCATATCCAGCCAATCCTGCACTCTCTTTTTTACGCTCATCTACATCTGCAAACAACTGACGCATCGGAGACTTAATATCATACATATAAATGATATACTTAATCATCTTCTCTAGGTCTACCCTTCTATGTTTATGTAATCCACCAAACATACTTTTGAAAAGGGGCTTATTGTTTTCTAAGACATCTTCTTCGTTATGTATTGGTACACATAAGTTTTTAAAATCACTATCGTTGAATACCATTTTTATCTAAAAAGTTTTTTACCTCGCTGTATAAATTACCATATAACTCAGCTACATCTTCCGTATATGACCATTCACAATACTTCTTCATCTCGTATTCTAAATCTATTAATCGTTCTCTGGAGGCTTCTGGTATGTTCATAATTTATACTTGTTTATTATTTTTTCTATCTGTTTAAGTAATTCGTCTATAGTCGAGTTATTCTCAATAACTATATCAAAGTCTTCATATCCATCCATCTCTGTTTCTGAAACGTGAGTGTTCTCTTCTAGCATAATACTATCAGCGTGTTCGTTTACTACTTTTATTAGTAATCCCTTCTTTTTTTTAATAGCTTCCGCTTCGTTCAAAAAACGAACATCAGGAACTATTATATCTGCATAATCTAAATCAACAAACAAAGCATTTATCCAAAAGTCCTCTCCTAAATTATTTCTTATAGCATCAGTACCAAACTTCTGTAGCATATGTCTGTATGTTTTCATTTCTTTGTGTTGAAACTCTTTTGGCAGGTAGTCATTTTTTCTCTCATCTATAGTATCGTATTCTACTCCCGTTGCTATACTAACCATAGCCTTTATCTTATCAGCGAAAGAACATATCTTATAGTTTCCGTTTGACATCAACTGTATCATCTCAGCTACAGTAGATTTACCAGAACGCATTTTACCAGATATGCCTATTATCATTCTACCACAGTTTTAATCTTGTTAATGGTATGAGGAGGATAGAATATAGATTCTTTTTCGTCATTTTTTAAAAACCCCTTGTATGTCATCTCAGTAACTTTCATATTAAACTCATGCTCTGTTACTTTCATATTCAACTTATGAGACTGCAAATCATTTGTATATATTGTTATCATAAACTTCTTTATAGGCTCTTCAAACAAGCCAACATCATTAAACAAATCAATGTTTGGAACATCTTTAATATGTAGTATCATGTCTTTAGATTTAGTCCTCTCTACCTTATAGCCCATATCGTATAGCCTATTTAGGTCTTCTCTGTTATCATCCTCTTCGTCAAAGAATGCTTTTACCTCAATATCATCTTTCACACAAGAAACATATTTCATATCTTTCCTAATAAATCTTTTTTCCTTACACAATAATATTCTTTGCCCTCAATCTCGTTTTTAAACTCGAAATCAGGCTGGATATATACCACATCCTTATTAGACAACCCCATATCATTATCTGATATATAAGCTATCTGCGCCTTATCAGCCATTACTTTCTTATTAATACCCACTACTAAATCTCCCTTCATTCTTACATCAACATTCTTTCCTCCCACATTAACCGTCTTTCTCTCCTCTACCAATGGATTTACAAGCACCCACTCACATAAAGGAATAATATCCCCATTCCTAACCGTGCAGAATATCCTCTCTACATCAACAGAATAATAATCTCCATACAAATGCGAATCATCCACCACGTTGTAATGAAAATAAACCGTGTCCCCCTCCTTAATAATACCATACCTCTCATCGGTTAAATGTCTAGGCATTGAATATACCTCACCATATATCCTAGCATAATGAGTAGGATTAAACATCACGTCTACCTCCAACTTCAACTTACCATATTCCACCTCATTATTATAAGGCTTATCTATCTTAACTATTACAGAGTCTCTAAGTGCTTTTAATTTCTCCACGACAAAATCCACAAACCCTTTTATGCAATACTGTCCGCTCACCACACGACCTGCAAACCTTACAGCCTAAAAAGTATATTACAAAAAACCTCATAAGAGGATTAATAATTGGTTTTATGAACTCACTCATAACTTAATCTTTTAAATGTTACCTCGTCTATCTCTTTAATTTCTTTTAATAATACACTTTGTCTGTTTCTTACCTTATCTCTTTCCTTATCTGTTGAATCAATCCCCAACGTACTCTCTAATGCAGCCATCTCGTGTAACCTCCTGTCTATTATATCTTTCACTTGCTTATTTGTAAAGTATTTTCCATAATTATCCCTGATGTCTTTTTGCGATTCTTTGAACTCTTTACCGCACTTGTCACACTTTTTAACATTTCCGTAGCTATTTATCATCATAACTTATTGGTTTTGTAATGTTTATAACAAAGTAGAGGATATTTATATATTTCAAAAAACATCCCCTACAATATATTTAAACCAAACTACAAGAGTATGTAACCCTTTATTTGCTAAATATAAGAATTATATCGGAATTATTTATAATAATTGGAAATAATTTATTTCTATTTTAAATATTTACTGGGTTAATGCGTGATTGGG